ACCTTTGATTTTGACCTTTAGAAAAGACACCATTCAAAAACTCCTTTCTTTCAGTAAAATCAAGGCTTCACAAGGTTTTCTTAAATAAAAATAAAGTAGCGGAAGGGAGATTCGAACTCGGTATCAATTCTCTCAAACCCGCATAAATACTGAATTTCTTTATCTCCAAAGGTGTTACCTCGTGTTACCTTTTACATTGATAATGCTTTTGCAATATATTCCTGCATTTCACTCTCTGTCTTGTTATTAAAATAGTAATGATCGAGAGTTGTTCTGATATCTGTATGCCCCATTTGTGTTTTTATTACCGATTCTGGAACATTTCCATCTATCAACTTTGTTGCATATGTCTTTCTTGCCTTGTGAATTGAACGTTCACCAATTCCTATTCTATCACATATCACATATAGCCGCCTTGTAAATGCCTGACCTTTTATTCGTTTACCGTTTTTCATAAAAATATATTGCCCAAATGGATTGAGCATTTTTATTTTTCTCATAAGTTCTTTGGTATCTGCGGTAATTATAACATCTCTAAACCCGGCATCACTTTTAGGAAAATTTTGAACATCAAATACATATTTGCCATTATCATCTCTATATCTTATTTCTGTCTTTGATATATGTATCTTATTTTCTCCGACATCAGACCATGAGAGGGTAGATATTTCCCCAACTCTCAATCCTGTTTTAAATGCCAAAATAATGCCAAGTTCTATCAATGTAGGCTCATCTTCCATTACAAATCGTTCAATTAAAAGTTCCTCATCCTTAGAAAATACCAATTCGCAGTCTGACTTATGGTTCTTTTTAAATGACTTTTCCGAAATTTCCAAATCACCCATAAAACTGGTTATGCTCAGGCTGGTATAATGTTTTTTCTTTGCATATTTGAAAATTCCGTTAATCAATATCCGCATATCAGAATAAGCTTTTTGCGTAAGTTCCAGTTTTGAAATAGCTGTTTTTATGAATGATTCCAATATTTCTTCATCAATGTACCGGATTTTTCTATTTGCAATCGGCAAATACTTATTTTCAAAAAATCTTTTAAAATTTGTCTCGTACTTGTCCTTTGTCTGTCTTGTTATTTCACCATATTTAAGTTTTTCAGAAATCCAATTAGAATATACCTGAATAACTGTAGGTTCATCCTCCTTAGCTTTATAGAACTTTACTATTTCATCTTCAATTGCTTTTTCAGATGTTCTCTTTACAAGTCTCTTTCCTCTCTTATTATCTTCATCTGGCAAATATGTGTAAAACTTTCCATCTTTTCCTTGCCAAATGCTGTAAGTGTGTTTTTCAATAAATTTTTTCCTTTCGTTCATTTCAATTTTTTTCTGAATGGTGTCTATGTTGATAATACCATTTTCGATGGCAATATTCAACAACTCACTATTTGAAAGATTTCCCGTTTAACTCACCTTCTAACTTTTTTACTTTCTGTTTAATATCAAAAATTCTTCTTTCCACTGTTCTTGTTGATACGCATAGTCTCATGGCTATTTCTTTTGAAATAAGTCCACGGGCAAGAAGATAAAATATTTCTTCTTCCTGCTCCGTGAAATTGGCGTTTTCAATAATTGTTTCAAGCTCTGGCTTAGTCAGTTTTGAAAACTTCATAAGCCACTATCCTCCAATATTTTATTCTTCTCTCTTCCAGATCTTCGGTGTACCGTCCATCATTGCCACATATTTTCCGTAGCTCATGCCGGCTTCTCTTGCTTTTCCTAAAACATTATCTAATGTACTGTTTCTACATGTTTTTACGCTTCTTTTTTCCCTATCTTTTCTTCTGCGGTATTCATTTCTACAATCTTTCCCACAGGTAAGTGCTCTGCCGCAGATAGTTTCAAAGGACTTTCCACAAATGATGCACTTTTTGGTGTACACTTTATCGTTGAGCATTTTGCTTTCCTCTCTTTCTGACGTTTGCTGTATCACTGCATCCGGCGATCAGGAGTGTTGCGGTTATAATGGCTGTTATAAGTTTCCTTTTCATGATCTACCTCCATCAAGATTTCTTTTTCTCATCATACGGCTCGCCACAGAACGGGCACCGTGACAGTAATACCGGCATCTTCCGCTCTCTCTTCTTACCTTTTTTTTTACTGTAAATTCTAAGTATGCTCTTTCGGATATAACCTCGATAGGTGGTAATACCTGTTCGATGTTTTCCATCTCACACATTTTTTCCAATATCTCATCCATGCAATTACACATTGTTTTCCCCTCTCTTTCTCAAAGTTCATCGATCATCTTTGAGTACTCGTTATACTGTTCTTCCGTCACATCTGCGACATTGTTCAGGAAAAAATATAAATATCCTTTTGAGTACTCGGCTGACCATAGTTTTAATTTGATTTTCTTTTTGGCTATTTCATAATAGAAACCGAAATCCATTATTATATTTTTCATGAGATTACCATTTCCCTCTTTCTCGGTTAAAAGTCAGTTTATCTGTGTTTCAGTGTATCTTTCATCAAACGGAACTGGCTCTGATTCGCATAAGCAATCACATCCTGCTTTTTCGATTGTGCATCTTTTTTCGCATTTCTCATTATCACAATCATGGCAACATAATTTTGTACCGCATTCCGTCATCTCGTATTCTGAGCAAAACATATCTTCTTCCTCCAATCCTCTCTTTCCGCATCATCTCCCACCCCACCGCATATACTACTGTGAAAGGTGGTATGATGATCGTTTGGTTTTGTTATCTGATTCTAAAATAAACTCATCTGGTTCTCGTCGTACTGATAAATGCGTCCAGTCATGATCCTCCCTAACTGACGCAATCTCTCCACCCGTGGTTTTTGCTTAAGATTTGCCATATAATTATTGTCCACTTCCGGCGGTATGGATAAATAACATTCCTCCGGTAATGACAACTGATTTTCTGTGCAGGCCTCGCGGATCTTTGACTGATAATAAATGATATGATTCCGTGTTAGATTCATATTGCATCCATCGGACCAGAACGGATCATTACACCCGTTCTGATTGATAACTTTCCAGTGTTCTATTTCTCTGCGGATGCACTGGCAGTACTCTTTCACTTTATCTTCTGCTGTCTGGATCATGGCAACACCTCTGGCATAAAATCAGATAATCGCATTTGTGCCATTTCTGCATCTAATCTCTTTTTTGACAAATCATAATAATGCTTGTCCAGTTCAAAGCCAACATATGGATGGTTGGTTCTGTAGCAGGCTATCAAGCTACTAGCACTTCCTGCATGTGTGTCAAGGATAATGTCTCCGGGCTTTGCATATCTGTTCAGAAGCCATTCATATAGTGCCACTGGTTTTTGTGTAGGGTGGATACGGTTTTCTTTATGTTTCATATTTTGCTGAAGCATTCCGTTCCACCTATATTTAATCTTCCTTACTGCAGAACTGAATGAAGTCCATGCAAGTTCACAATCAGCAAAATCATTATTTCCATTATCTTTATCCCAAACAATCCAACAACTACTATCAAACGGCATTTTGCTTATAAAATGATTTGCCCCCCAAATAATCTGATTTTTTGACACTCTAAACAGTTCATCGAAATATTTTTCGTTTGGTGCCTTTATATCCATTCCACTAAAACTCTTGTAATCCTTTGCTTTTGCCAGTTTATCTCTTGTATGGTTTTTATCCCCATTTTCTCCAATCCCATACGGGGGATCCACAATCGCAAGGTCAAAGTAACCATCCGGGAACTCTTTCATCCCATCCATGCAATCCATGTTGTAATATCCAAAATCCATTACGGCATCACCCCCGGAATATCCTCAAAACTAATCTGATTATCTCGTTCAAAGACAATCATCTCATTTTTGGCTCTCTGATAAAAATTGCGGTCAATCTCAAATCCATATGCATTTCTTCCAAGTTCTGCCGCTGCTCTTAATGTACTACCGCTTCCACAACATGGATCAATTACCACATCACCGGGATCTGTAAATATCTCTATTAGCTTTTTTAAAACAGATACTGGCTTCTGTGCCGGGTGGATTTTGGGAATATCTTTGCCATCTTTCTCCCAAGTAAACCAGTTAAAGATCATATGTCCAGTGCCTCGGATAGTCTTTCCGTTTTCATCGAATCTTGCTCCATTTCTAAACTTTGGCAACTTGTCCCTATATAAGATCAATGCATACTCCGTCGCTCCGACCACTCTCATATTTGCCTTAAGCACCTGTGGGCTGTAATTTTTTACAAATACAAGTGGTATGTAATTGTTGAAACCATGCTTCTTTGCCGCTGTGATCAGAGTCTGCATTTGTTCAAAGGCACAAAATACAATCATGCACGGTGCGTCAGAACTTCTTCCGCGACTTCCTGCTTTCTTCGGCTCTTTCTTGAGCATTTTCGAACAGAAGTGAAAATATTCATAGAGATTAAAGTTAAAATCCGAATTAAATGCCGCTCTTCCTGCAAGCTTACTTTCTCCGTTTTTATTATCTCCGCCGTTGTACCACATCGGATTACTGCCATAAAAGTTTTTTCCTACGTTGTACGGAACATCTGCGATAATTAATTGCGCACTCGGTATTCCGTATTTTTTATAATTCTGCATTGAATCTCTGTAAATTTCACATTTTAATTTCATTTTCTTTTGAAAGGAACCCGGCGCGCCTTTTATCCGGATAGGTTCCGGCTCCTTTCTTTAATTTCCTTTTTCGTTGAACCCAATCAGATCAATACCATCGAAGTCCATGCTGTACTGACCATCTATGTTTTTATCCTCCATCCACCAATCAAAGACTCCCTGTGCTGTTTTCCATCCTATTACGTCCTTATTTCCACACTGTCTGCGGTATTCCAGCATCCTGTCAAAAGCTCTAATATAGGCTTCTTTGTATTTTGGATACTGCGCAAATTCTTTGTGTCTGCTTTTACCGCCCATCGGACAACCTATACAACCAATCCTGCTACATCCACCCGGACAACCACCGTTATACAACGGATTTATCTCTATTCCCTCATGTCGTATGTACCACCACAAGTAATCATTGTCCCAATTGATGATTGGATTTACCAACGTTTTACTTGTTCTGTAGCAGCTTTCGACCATTCGGCGCGTTTCTGCATTTTCGTAGTTTAGCACAACCACCCCTCCCGCCGCTGTTGATTGAAAATTTTCATCATCGGCGCGTTTCTTTATCTCTTTGTTTGGCTTTGTAAATGTCACAATGCCCTGATTCTGTGCCCTTTTTCTGCTCTCTGCTTTTCTTACGCCAGTAATCAATTTCTTCCCTACGCCGCTACGTTCTTTCAGTTCTTCACAACAGTAACGGAAACGCCTTGTCGGCGGTGTCTTATGCTTTACGATCAGCTGCCACATTGTCATCTTTGGGTATTCTATCAGCACTTCCGACTTGCTTTTTACATACCTAACAGTTTCCGGCGCATCCACTGTTGTCAAATTGTGCACCGCTACGAACGGAACACCCGCTTTTTTTGCCAGATGCAAAATCACATCCGAGTCTTTTCCTCCGCTATATCCGAGCTGGTACGGCTCATTTCCTGCAAATGTCTGTAGTATATCTATTGCCTATTTTTCTAAATCCATCTTTCAAAAGGAGCCGATGCGCATCTTCCCGGGAAGCTCCGCTCCTTTCTGATTTATTTTTTCTTACCTCTCTTGGTCTTGAACTTATAAACATCGTTTCTCTGCCGGCTTACCGCACTCCGGTAGCCGTTCAGCTTACTCGCTCTGCTCTTTCCCATGTGCACCTCCCTCTATGGCATCTAAGCATGCGTTCCAGCCTGCATCGAATCTTCCATTGTCACAATGCTCTGGATGATCTGATTTCTCTGGCAGTTCCCGGAGCGGACACCAATCCGGCTTTTCTCTGTCTGGTACAAGTTTTCCTGTCGCACAGCACAGATATTCGTCATCATTCTCTGTCTCATAGCACAATGTGCATTTCTGGCACACCTGTTCCGGCATATCCATAATCAATACTGCTTTATTCATCTACTCCACCGCCTTTCACGATCTCGATAGCTTTGCCAAATGCTTCATATCTTCCCTGACTTCTCCCGTCATTGTAGATCTGTTCGCCGTCTCCGTATCCGTCATCGTCGCAATCATCTGGTCTGTCCTGCTCTGCTTTCTTCAATTTTCTCAACTGCTCCACAACCTTGTCTACATCATAAGACGTCGGATATTCTTCTAGTAAATACAATACTGCATTTGTATTTACTAAAGTTCCATTGCTTAAAGTAACCGATTTTAAATCTTTCTTTAGTGCATCAGCATCAATCAGTCTCATCGTTTGCCCTCCTGTTCCATGTCTCTGCCGCACGTTCCTTTGTGCTTCTCTCTGCGCTTTCCGCCCCACAGTGATAACACCTAACAACATAACCACTATTAAATCCTGTCATTATTGGCGGAAGAATGCCATTCGCTTTAAGCCAATCCATATAGCTTTGGTCATATGGATGCTGATAGCACATTACCGCTGGTTCCATTTCACCGCCACAGAACGGACATGGCTTCAATTTTTCGTTCATTCTTCATCCCCCCAATCTAATCTCTGACCGCAATCACAATATACGGTATCCTCTTCCAATATGTCTCCACAGCAAGGACATCTCCCTATAAGACCGACATAGCTGTCTCCGTCTTTTACCTGGGATATTGATTTCACTTTCTTCGCTGTCTGCTTCTCCACCGCCGTCCGGCATTCTTCCGGTGTGCCGATCGCCTTATATTCTTCCCACACCTTAGCATCCTCGTTTGTTAAAAGGCAAAATCCCTCATGCTTCTCCCCTTCAAACACCGTTTCGATAAAGTGGTGCATCAAAAGCGGAATATCTACGTTGGCATGATAACGTTCTTTTAAGTCTTTTTCGATTTTCCGGTATTTCTGTACCTCTTCCAGTGCGTTTATTGCCATTGCATAAGCATTTTCAAAAGATTTCCCCCATGATGTATCACACGGAATCGCTTTTCCAAGTTCGTTACAATCAAATTTTAATTCTTCAATTGCTTCATTCTCCGTCATGTTTACACCTCCAACAGTTCCGGATTGTCAAAAATATTTCCAATAACTTCTGCACATTTTCTTTCTTCTGTATAAAATCCTAAGTTGCAGTAACAATACCCGCTTTCCTTATGGATTGCATAACTGTAATCCAATGTCCAGTCACCATCGCGATATTTTACAATCTCTGGATACTGTTCTTTTCTATCGCAAATATCATTCTCCCAAATCAGATTGCCGTTCTTGTCCTTAAGTCCGGTACACCAACAAATTGTGGATGGATCAATTTCCAGAGCATATAAATCTGATGCGTAACTAGGGACGATATAGTATTTTTCTCTTCCGGTAAATCCATATCGTACCAAACCGCCAATAACCCATTCTCCGTTATCAGTTCGTTTTGCTTTGCATAAATATCTATCTTCCATCCTTTTCCTCCATTTCTTTCAACTTGGCTTCTGCTTCCTCTTGTGATAAAAACCAGGTTTCCTTGTACATTTTTTCTGACAGGATTCGGTCTGTACCATATTCCCGATCTTTGTCACACTCCATGTACCATCCTTTTTCTGTAAAAGTAATAAAGGCTACTTTCTGATGATAAATTTTATTGTTCTCCGGGTGCAGACTTAAAATATTTAATTCATAATTGACTTTGCTAGGAATTAAATATACATCTGAGCCAATTCCACACGGCAACCGCAGAAGTAATCCCTGCTCCTCGGTATCCTCATAGTCTTTGAGTTTCCGATATACGGCATCTATTTCCTCGCAATCCGGTTCACATGCCCTTTCCCACAGTTCATCATCAATCCACAATGGATTTCTCTCTGTTAATCTCTCCATGCTATCCCTCACTTTCTGCCCGAAGCCACTTCATTGCGCACTCTTCTGTTCTTTCACACTCTCCGCAATGATTCATAACGGTATTTCTTATACATTCTTCCGTAGGCTGACAGATAAAGTTGGAAGCTATTGGCAAAAACTCTGCCAACTCCTCGTCCGTCATGCTCCGGATCCGGTCTGCATTGGTCTGTGGCTTTTCAATATGTGGCTTTTCTGCATCTGTGCTGTACGACTCCGGCAGTGGCATCCAGGCTGTGACATTTACACCATCAATATCATAACCGAGGACAAACCGTCCTCCCAAATATTGTACAAAGCAACAACGGTTTCGATATGTATCCCATCCAATTACACTATTAAGAGATTCTTCCGGCAGTCTCTCACTTACTGGAATCCATCCGCTTTCCTGCTCCAAAATTCTGTTGATCTCTTCCTCCGAAACCACTTTTGTTAGAGGAGAATACCCACAGGCTTCTGTTGCTACCTCAGATATCCGGTTTTTAATCCTGCTTATTTTCATTCTGATCCTCACTTTCCGGCAACATAGCATATTTATAGCTACTCATTTTACCGTCATATGTGCTCCATGACGTTTTTCCGTAATCCCATGTATAAACCGTTTCATCTTCATATTTTGCAAAATGTTCTTTGCTCCACGCAAAAAGTTCAGAATCTCTGACCAAAATCGGTGTATCAACTGGAACTCTACTCCAATCAACCTGTGGTTCTTTGTACTCCTGTTCCATCCACTTTCTGCGTGAATCGCCGCAACTAGCCATACCATCGTTTTCAAACGCGCACTCGTTGCATCTTACACCACGACATTCCCGAAGCTTTCCATCTTTCGTAATAGCAAGCTTATTGTCTGTACATGCAAACTCCAATAATTCATTCATGTATTTCTCTTTATTTAGCATCCTTTTTCTCCTTCCCGTACCGCAACTGATACGGCACTTCTCTGAATCTTTTCAACGCATCCTGGTCCGGGTGCTTTGTCGGCATTGACAAGTTATTATTCATTTTTCCGATAATTGCGCGGCGTTTCTTACCTTCTTTCCACATTTATATCTCCCCCTGTCTCTTTCCGATTCTGTTCACAAGCTGTTCTGACCTCGTATAAGCCTTATCCAACAGTTCTAAATATTCATCAAAGGAAATCTGTGCTTTTTCAGATAACTCCCTCGGATAACGCTCTAACAAAGCCTTAATGCACTGTTTCATGTCTCCAAAATATCCGATTGTTCGAACGCTTTCTTTTTCATTGCCGTCCTTATCCTGTCCGGCATATCTCTGTCTCAGGGTGTGATTCAGAGAATCAATCTCCACAAAATATCCATCCTGCAGTTCCACAACTAACTTGTCCATCAACCATTCCTCCTATATTTCATACGTCTTTCCGATAAAACGCTTGTCAATGTACTTACATTCCCATTCCAATACGCTTGCGATCCCCGTCATAGTTTCATATCCAGTAGCAAGGCAGTTAATCAAATATCTGATTCTCTCATAAACCTGTCTGATCTGATTTCCCGAAAATTTAAACTGTGTTTTAAGGCAGACACCCAACATAGCAAAATAATTAAATACCTGTGCCAGCAAAAACTTATTTGCCTGTATCATGCAGTTCGGTGCAATCTTTCTCTCTACCAGATAAAAACTCTCACGATACGGAATCTTATTTGTTTCCTCTCTCACGTCAATCTTGCATTTATCTTTCAGATAAAAACAAAGTTCCTCGCCTGTCGTTCCATCCTTTGCATTCTCCACATATGCATCAATGGTCTGCTCAACCTTTATGATTCTTTTGTGTCCGAATCCGAACTTATCATGCAGTGCCTGATATGCCATCATACGGACGTTATAATAGGATTCCTCTATCAGATAATCCGCATTGCTTTGTGCCTTGGCGTGTCTCTGTATTCCGATCAGTTCACTCTTGGAATATCCAAGTGGCTGCATCCGCTTTTTCTTTCTTGCCAGCACATTACTCATTTGTTCTTCCATCTCCTCTCTACATCCTCAAAATGGCTAAATACAAGACTTTGAACATATTTTGATATATTTGTCCGTGCATATTTTTTAATTAGCATTTCCCCTGCTTCCATCATTCCCTGGAACCACTCATCTTCGTTATCAGCTTCATAAAACTGCTGCCGGAATTTATAATAGTCATTAAAAAACTGCCATTCTTCGGAACCTTTTTCAAATTTCTTACTTGCCATAATCATTCACCTTTTAATCAAATGGTGTGCTGCCACATACTTCTCGGAAACCGTCTTTCTGTCGCATCCGTGCTTGAATCTGTTCAATGGTTTCGGTTCGCTCGATGAATCTCATGTGATCGCCATCAAATTGGAGAACTTCTTTTAAATGCGTTCCCTGCCTTTGTTTTTCAATTTTCCATCCCTTATATTTACCATCTTCATCAAGATTCCATAACAAGATAATGTTTGATGCATCCTGCTCAACGTCTCCAGATTCTCTCAATTCTGCCATGGTTGGCTCTTTTGTTTCTCTCATCTCCGATATTCGATTAAGCTGAGACAGTACGATAATTGGCACATGCAGTTCCATAGCCAAGGCTTTGATAGCTTTTGAAATATCTCCGACCTCGGATGCACGGTTACCGAATCTTCGATCAGCCTTGATTAACTGCAAGTAGTCAATCACGATCACATCATATCTTTGGTGCCTGCATTCTGCCCGGATTTCACTTACCGACTTCGCGCCGGTTGAAATAGTGATGCTATACCCAGAAAGTGTTTCATTCGCCTTGTCGAATGCTTCTTTCTCCCCACCAAGAAAAGCCTTTGCCCGGCGAACCCTTGTCAGACCGATTTCAGACATTCGAGAAACGAAACGCTCATACACCTGTGATTCGTTCATTTCAAGGTTATGGTAGCCAATGTTATAATCCTTTTCTGCCATCTGCCCGATCATTTGCGTAACGATTGCAGACTTTCCAACACCCGGTCTCGCACCAATTACAGTAACGTCTCCGCCTTCCAAGCCGCCAAGGCAATCATCTGTTCGATAAAATCCAATTTTTATCAATCCCTCGCCTACATGCTCATTGAAATAATTCCCTCTATTTTCTGCAACAATCTGCTTCATAGTTTTTGAGTGAACGGTTTTGTTTTCTTGGATTTCTTCGAGTTTCGTGAGAACTTCAGCTATAGAATTGTCAATATCACACGGTCTAAGGCTCACTCCTTGAAAAATTTTTTTTGTTTCTCTTGCTCGCCAATCTTTAACAACTGCATCCGCATAACTTTTTATTGCCGTTGAGACTGGGGTAACAGATATGCATTCTTTCAATTCGCTTGCAATTATTTCCGGCTCCCATTTGTGGTTTTCAAGTGTCTGAGACAGTGAAACGACATTAATATTTTCTCCACGATCATACATGGCAAGCATTTCAGCAAAAGCATCTTGGCAAAATTCAGAGCTGAACATTTCCGGCTTCAATTTGTTATAAACCTTGTACATGGAATCATTGTCAATCAATACACATCCGATCACTCCAATTTCTGCTTCCGTCAACTGCTCTCACCTCGCTTTCGTTTCTCAACTTGACGAATCCAGTAATCGCAATCCTCTTTCAGCCAATCACCATATTTCGGAATATAGCGATAATTCGTATCATCCGGATTCTTCTCTATATAGTCAGTAACATATGCCACTGTAGCCTCATATATCAGCTTTGCAACGGCTTTCCTGTTCGGCTCGATAACTTCTAAAAGCTTGTCCATCCATGCTACCTTGGCAGACGTTAACGACGTTTTCTTTGGATATGCATTGATCGTGTATTCCCATCCCCATTCCGCGTCAAAGTCCAAATCAGATGCAGGCACGCTTTCTTTTGTATTTTCTTTCTCTATCTCTATATCTGTATCTATATCTTTCTCTATATCTATCTCTACATTGCAATTTTGTTGCAAAATGTTGCACTCCGTTGCTCCACTGTTGCATTGCAACGCTTTTTGTGCATTTTCCCTAGATTTCCGACTTCTACGAGTACTTGCCGTCTCACTTCCTAGGTTATCTTGCACAAATGGTAATTTGTACTCGATAGAATCAGATGTTTCAAGCAATCCGCAGGAAAGAAGATACTGAATCGTTACTTGAACATTGATTTCGTCCTCGTCAATATCAAGGGCGATCTCTTTGTAAAATTCATCTTCCAAGCCGGAATACTCTAAGTAGCCGCCCTTTTTCAACGACAACAACTGCATCTTAAGATAGATGATCGTATATGTATCGCCACCAGCCATCTTTCGGAGTTTTTTGATTCGTTTGCTATCAAAGAAATCATCCATCAGTTTAAGCCAGTAATATCGCTTATTCTCCGCCATTTTCACTACCTCCAAGCAATTCAATAACCTTTGCCCCAGCATCTTCCGGGCGACAAAATACAAATTCAACACCATACTTAAGCTGCATAGTCAGCATAGCTTTTGCCAGTGTTTCACCGGATGTAGGCTTTGCTTTCGGTAACGGCTTATTCAGCCATTTTCCTTGACTATGCATAAATGCAATCTTGTTATACCTGTGAAGTCTCGGATTTTGCCATTTAAAAACGTCCTGCACGCATTTAACTCCGTCCGTATTCTCCACAAGTACATATAACTTAATCCCGTTATTTTGTGCTAAAATACACTCGTCACGGAATCTCGGATGTGCTTTTCCACAGATATTCCCTACAATTTCCTGCATGTCCTTTTTCGTGTCAACGGAAACATCATATGTGCCAAGAAAATCCATCTTTTTAAGTTCCATTTTTCTAGCCGATTTTCTATGGATAACATCCGCTACCTTGTCTGTGGCAATTATGTAATCTCCAACCGGCAATGGTGCACGCAAGACTTCCATATCGTGGCTTTTAAAATATCTATTCTTAAGGATATGCAAACCCTCTTTCTGTCCTTTATCCTCAATTATTAACACGTATTCTCCTTTCTGGCGGTCACTTTCGGCAACCGCCAAAGGTATCTCATGGCTTTCAATTTAGTTTTTTGTGATATATTAAATTCCTTGCCAAAACATCAGATACCGCATAAATTGGTTTCTTTTAGGTAAATACCAATGTGTTACAACCTATTTTTAGTATTCAAGATTGATAGTGACATTCGGACAGATGCTTCCTTCATTGTTATCAATGTCACAGAAATCAACATCATCATTAAATTCCACTGTTACCGTTACTTCTTGCGTATCGTCCTCATCGTCTCTGTCAAATTCAGCTTCTACATCGGCATCAAATTTTGCCTTAACATGGAATTCTACTTCTGTATCTGCATTAAACTTTGACAACTGCTGAATCAATTCATATACTTTCATGCCGTCTCCTTTCAGAACGGGCAAAGGTTCATATCAACTTCCAAGCCTTTGCACGCAACATAAACATTGGCTCCATATTTAATTGTTTCTTCTGTCTTTTGTTTAAATAGTGCGGGATCTCCGCTTTTATCTGATAAGTGTATTAGAACGACATTTCTCAATGCCGGGTTATCGTTAGTAGAAATAAATTTAAGTGCCGTATCAAGACTCATGTGACCTCGTAGGCGGTGTTCGTAGTTTGGCTCGTCCCGGTCTACAAACTGCATATCGTAATTGCTCTCAACCATAAAATGATTGACATTTTTGAATCGGTATTTGATGTACTCGGTATCAGATGCATACACCAAACTACCCATTTCTGGATGCGTAATGTAAAAGCCATAGCAAGGAACATCGTGTACTAATGGAAAAATTTTAATTCTGAATTTCCCCATAGAAACAAGATAATACTTCATTTTATCGGCATCATATTCGGGAATTCCTGTACCAAAGCAAGCCGAATTGATTCCTGCATTTTTATATTGCTCGAAATATTTATAATGGTCTCCATGCTCATGGCTGGAAATCATGCCGACTATCTTCATTACATTGAAATTCAAGGCTTTCTTGACTTCCATGAATGGCAACCCAGCTTCGATTATCAAGGCTTCGTTTTCATTCTCCAAAATATAGCAGTTGCCGGATGAACCGGAACCTAAGACTTTAAGTCTCATTAAAGAACTCACTCCTCACATCAATAATCTGTCTCGTCTGTCCAAACAATGCCCTATTATGCTTTGCTCTCTGCTCATTGTCACAGATAAATTGCTTGCAAATTTCTGGTCGAACCGGATAGATTCTGCATTTCTCGCAACTCTTATCCGTATCAAGAAAAGGGCATGTCATATCATACGTTCTATTCGCAGTGGGAAGAAGATGTTTGCACTCTTTGATATGATTCTTACGGATATATCTGTGAATGGCATCTACTTCCTTTCTACTCATAGGTAAGAGGTTTGAACAGCAGTTACCACATTGGCTACATTTTCCGTCTTTGCAGAAATTGTAAATATTATCTTCCATGCCTTTCTGCACGAACTCTAAATAAGATGAAACTTCCATAGACTACTCCAATTCTTCCTCTGTTGGGAACTGAAAGACACCTCCAATAACAGCTTTAGTCATTTTATCATTCGGAATATAAATAGCTTTTTCTTTGTCGAACATCGCTATATTACGGCATGCATACGCATATTGCAGGTCTTCCATAGCTTTCCGCGCTTTTTCTTCCGTAGAGTACACGGCTAATTCAGTATCGTCCGCTATCGTTTTCTTATTTGTAAAGCTCTTGTTAATGAAAAATATACTGGTTCTGTATCTGCTTATAATAACTTGTTCATATGGAACATCAAGCGTTCCATTCTGTGATATAACTCTCATACATCCACCTCTAATCTTTCATAAAGTCCGGTACGCTTTCGTCATTCTCAACGACTTCTCCGGCTACTTTTTCTGGCTGTGGTTCAACTACTTCGCTCCCGGTCTCAATAACTTCGGATTCAGCTACGACAAATGGCTCTGAATTGGCATTTTCCGCAATTTCTTCCTGCGTCTGCTGATAAGTTTCATCCATCTGCATAAGAGACTGTTTTGCAATAGCATTAAGGTCTTTTGGATGCTTTTTGATTGCATTATTACGCATCTTTCGAACAATCATGGATTCCGATGTATCAAGCCATGCGGCACTCATATATGGTCTTGCAACTTCACAAGCAAGCATATCTTCCAATGTTTTGCATTCAAGAAGAGCCTTTATAATTTCATCTTTCTTAGACTTAATTTCTGCTTTCTGTTTATCGGTCGCCTTGCGCTTATTCTCACAGATGCCGAATGTTTCATTCAAAAGATTGTTGCGTACATGAGCCAAAAGATTTCCTTTCACGCCTTCACGTTCCGCAATCATGTATTCAATCTTTCCACCGTCCATCTCAACCGGATAAACGACACGTATTACTTTCTGCGACAATCCTTTTTCTTCCCATTCTGGCGGAGTAATCTCGACACCTTTATGTTTCGGGTATGTAAATTCATCTCCTTCTTTCACAAGCCATACCGGATAAACCTTTTTAACACCAACACCGAAATTACGGAGAAGTGCATCGTTTCCGTCTCCCTCAATACCCATTTCAACCTCTTTATACCAATTTCCATTAGCATCCTGCTTATTTCTCAACTGGAAATAGCACTCTCTCGGCACGGCATTTGCATTAAGTTTAAGGCTGGAAACCTGCCCGATAACCTGTCTCAAATTAGAACCATTCAGATTTTCCATAGCCGCCTTATTCGATGTAACAAGGTTGTAAATAGCACTCATAGATGCCATAACGCACTGTTTGGAATAATCATCAAAGGCAAGACCATGTTCTGCAAAATCACGCTCCATAAGTCCGGTATACTGATTTGCGTAAAATGAAAGTCTTGTATTCATTTCCTGCTTAACTGCAACTTCCTGTTTCTTTGTTTCTGCCATAATTATTTTTCCTCGCTTTCCATGATGATTTTTAATTTGTTTTCTTCTATTTCAAACTTTTCTTTTGCCGATTTAAGTTCCTTTTCTGCGGCTTCTCTAAACTTTTCCTTTGCATAATCGAAATTCGGCTTTGTAAGGAAAATACTTTCATAATAGCCAGTAATTTTCCCTTCGTCCTCTTTTCTAACAAAGCTCATGTAATTTGGAAAACCTCTTTTCTTATCAACTGGATAATATGTCTTTGGTTTTTCAATCACTTCCACTTCTGTGACGGAGATTCCGTCCGAATTAAGTCCATAAAAATAAAGTTTCACTGCTTTTCCTCGCTTTCCTCACATTTCTTCATAATCGCCACCTTATCAGCGCCGTAGGTTTCCACCCACTTCATATCCACGGTTTCATCTGTAACTGTTAGCTTTGCACCTTTGGCATTTAAAACCGTATCACCGGCTTTCACGGAATCCTCGGTCTTAAATGTGTAGCTACGACCTGGTATTGTATACTTTGCTTTGATATAGTTCATTCTGACACCTCGCTTTCTTTACCATCAATTTCCATGTCCAATGTAACTGCAACGTCTCTGATGAACTCGTCCGGAATATAGATTCCTGCCTGCACGCATACCGCATATTGCACCTTTGCAATACTCGCAATATCAGAGCCTTGCTTTTCCATCGTCTTTGTCAAAACTTTCAGCAGATTAGCCACACCACCATGTGATTGCGGTGTTTTCCTTACTGAAATTCTCCGGATTTCTTCAATATCTGCTTTCATATTCTCCATGAATTTATTTCTCCTATCATCAAACCATCTTTCAAATACATTCCAAAGTTCTAAAAAACAGTCGGTTTTAAGTATTGCATCTTCGATACTGTTGTAACTTTCCGAAAGAAACAGGCTTATTATCTGCCTTGCGTGCTTTTCAAAATATAATTCGCAACTAGCTTTCAAGAAGTACCGATATCCGAAACCGCATCTGCCGTTAAAACTTGAAAGCAAGTACCATGTGTTACCTTGAAAATAGGTGTCGTATTTCGCATCCCACTTGGTAAACATGTGTTCTTCTCCCTTTCTATGTACCAAGCACATAACACATTTCTTACGAAACACTTCTTCACACATATCTTTGAATGTATCAATACAAAATCTTTCAGTACCAAGATCAAGTGGCTCTCCTGCTTTCATGTATTTGTCAATGATTTCGATTGCCTTTTCATTTATTTGATAGTCCATATCACATAGTATCCACTTTCAACTGCTTGTCCGCTGATACACTCAAAAGGATTAACTGCGTATCCATATCCGGCACATTGAACTCATTCAGCGATTCGGCGTTATCTACGAAAATCGGCACGCTCACACCGTACAATTCGCTAAGAGAACGGATAATATCAAGTCCGGCTACAATTCTGTGACCGCTGTTCAAAGTCGAATACGGAACGCCATTTACAGTACACTCACAGCAATCTTTCATGCCGCCATTTAACTGCATTTCAAAGAGTTTGAAATTAACTGTCTTGAAATGGCTGTTGATAGATTCTGAAATCTTATCCAGCTTGAAACGAATGAACTCTTCCAAGAGGTAAAGCATCTGTTCCTGGTCCGCAACTTTCTGCCCGATTTCTTTCTGCTCGTCACGAAGCGTTTCGATACGATCATCAATCGCCACATTGTTAGCCGCCTGCGTAATAACCTTATTCACTTCGTCAAGTTGGCTCTGCAGATCGGCTTTCTCGGCTTTTAAATCAGTAACAACCTTGTCTGCGCCCTCGGATTCCAACTTGGCAATATCAGCAAGAATCTTGTCATGTTCTGCTTTCAGCTTCACATATTCCTCATTCTGCGAATAGTCAGCTTCTTCTGGGATCTCGGATAACAGTTTGCAAAGTTCCTCTTTATTCGTAAAAGTCCCCTGCTCCTGTTTCTTTAAGGAATCTATTTCCATTTGCAGATCAGCATTTTTCTTTGTCAGTTCCTCGATAAGATTTTTCTTCGCAAACCCATATGCCTTGATTTCTTCCAAGTTGGATTCTTTCTGGGTAATAAAGTCACTTTTTGAATCACTTAGTTTCCGCTTTGCATCTGCCTTGGCTTTTGTCTTTCTTTCTTCAAAATCAGCCTTTAACTGCTCAATCTTATCAGCCGGTAACTTCTGACCGCATAAGGAACAAACCGTTGTAGATTCATCGAATATCCACTTGGATTCATCAAAGAGATACGGAGTTTCATCAAACACCTTGGCTTTCTCAGAATTATACTGTTCGCCCAGTTTCTTCCGCTCTGCATCCGCATCAGTGATAGTTTTTTCGTTATCAGAAATCTGTTTCTCTTTCAAAGAAATCGTAACCGCAAAATGTTCTAACTCATTTTTACAATCACGCAATTCAGCATCCATGATGCTTCTTTTGTTTGATAACTCGCGATTCATCGTCTGTTCCATGCCGGACATGTCAAACTGTAACTGCATTTCCTTACTTCTTAAATCGCCCAACGCGCTACCGGCATTCTCCATTTTCTTGCCACATTCAGCGATTCTTCTTACCAGATCCACCTTTGCAAGCTCCTGTTCTGCCACATCCACATCAATCTTGGATTTCTCGGCTTCATCAATGCGCACCGGAATTTCAGCCTGCTTCTTCTTCCACCCGGATAACGCTTTGGAAAACTTAGCACGGATATCATCTGTGGACGGTGCTTTCTCCAATTCATTAATCAGTGGTGCATACTTGCCATCCGTCTTTGCCAATTCCACATCTGATGTTTCTGAAACAAGTTTCATCAGAATATCTCTTTGGTCTTTCCATTTCAGAGAAGAAAAATACTGTGGATTAGTCAGCATCTTAAACATTTCCTCGCTCTGTGCCAGACCGGAAACATAATCCTTGAAATCAGCTTCACTTTTTGGATAACCGTCAATTTCGAATGAATTGACATTTCCCTGCAATGCAACAGTATCAGTACCACGTTTCTTAACCCAATTCTGCTTCTGCACTTTGGAAAGCTCTACTTCCTTACCATCTACATCCAGAACCGCTACAACCTTAATTTCTACGTTATCAATGCGGTTTCCGTCCTTATCCAACGGTCTGACATTGAACTTTTCCTCTCCGGCACTGTTCTTGTTAAACAGAAGCCATGTGAACGCATCGAATATGGTTGTCTTTCCTGCTGCATTCTGTCCTTTAATCTTTGTCTTGTCTGAAAAATTTACATCAAGGTTTTTGATTCCCTTGAAATTTTCAAGATGTAACGACTTTAAAATCATTCTCATTCTGCTTCACGCTCCTTTTTCTCTCTATATTTCTGAAATTCCGCATCAAGAAGTTTTTTATCTTCAACATATCCAAGTGCAGTTTCAATCAGTTCCGAATTGATTGATGTTGACTTTGAACCAAGCAGCTCAACATCTTTTCTGTGCTCATTTGCTATCAGTCTGCAGGCTGTATGTAACTTTGTCCTGCATGCAACCAGATCTGCATATTCCTCAACGGAAATTGTAACGGTATTTTCTGCCATCTTAATTTTCCTCCTCTAATACATTAATTTTGCTCACAGACACCTCATATGCTGTTCTCTGCTCTTCTGTTCCATCTTCATATTTCTTAATATATCCGCGGCTCTGAATGCGTCCATTGATCTCAATATGAGTTCCTACTTCCAACTGACCAACAAATCTTGCATTTCTACCCCAAACAACACATGGGATATAATCTGATTTTCCGTAGGAACGATTGACTGCGATTAATAAATCTGCAATTTCTCTTCCAAGCGGAGTTTTCCTGTAAATCGGTTCTTTGCATACATATCCGTCAAGCTGGATTTTGTTCAAATCTGTATGCTCTCCCGGATTCGCTTTTTCAATTTCACAGACGAATACATATAATAACAGACGATTTCTCTTTTCCTCATGTTTGTTATAAGAACTATACACACCGGAAACATTAACGGCAGTGCCCGTGTATTTATCATTCAGATTGATTAATCTCTCTGAAATAATTAATGGGATAATATCAGCCGTCCCACTTAATCTATCCACTTTGAGGTGCATATTATAAAATCCCTCTCCAAACACCTCATGGTTAAATTCCGGCTCTGTGATAATCGTTCCTGTAAATTCCACTTTATTGTTTTCTGCTCTCATATTTGAATTTCTCCTTTTCTTATGCTAAAATAGGCGCAAATAGCTTATGCTATTGCTTTGATTGGGAATCATTCAGCTTTGGTCGGCTTTCCTTTTTCCACTGAAACCGTATAGCCAAAAATTTTGTTGATTGCATTTGTATTGCCATTTGTCCAAGTAACTTCTATCGCGTGCCGGATTGATCTTTCTACTCTCCAGACTGTATCGCCGTTTTCTTCTGCGATTTCAGTATAGAGTCCTTTAATAACGTTGATAAGTTTACTTCTGTTTTCAAGACATTTCTCAACCGCACTGATTATGTAACCGTAACCCTTAAGGCTATGTTTTACGCCGATCTGATCTAATGTCTTTCTTAATGCAATGTTCATCTGTCTATCCATGAATACCTCCTGTTAATCCTTTCCAACTCCGTATCTGATTGCCATTTCCTTTACAATAGCTGTATATCCCTCGATCAGCTTCTTGTCCTCTGCGATAATATCCACATAGGATAATTTGTCTCTGGTCGATTTACAGATACCTTCATCAGCCATTCTCCTGCGCTTATTCGTAAGTCTCTGTTTCAGATTTACACCCATCCGCTTTGACAACAGTTCGTAGCTTTCGGCTCTTACTTGGCTATATGCCTGTCCGCCGCCAAGCTCCATACTGATTTTCCGCAGAATGTTTCCGGTATCATCACGCCATGATGTTGTATCAAGTGCAACCACTTCTCGGATGCTCTCAACTCTTTGTTCCACATGGTTCAGTTGTTCCGCCTGCCGTTTCTGTTCCAACTGCTGTTCCGCTACAGAATTGAAAATCTTCTGGAACATCTGCAACTCCGGTGATAACTGATTGAGGTCGATTACCTTTTGTTTCACACGTTCTTCCAAGGTCGTGAAATAATCTCGTGCTTCTTCTGCTTTCGCTCCATTCCCTTTCATAGAAAGTTTCTTTGCAAAATGGGATGTGAGTTTGTAATCCTGCGTTTTGTTACCCTCGACATTAATGTCGAACCCCCAGTAATCCTCATTTTCAGTGGCAAATTCATTATCAACAATGTTTGATTTCGCCCATCTTGAAAACTGTCCCTGCGCCAATTCCAAGAACGCATACAGCTTTCTTGCGGTGGTCATTCCGTCTTCATCGACACCAAGTGCAATTTCGATTGGTGTCTGCATTTTGGTTGTTTCTAAATTGTTCATTCATTCTTCTCCTTTCCGGATTTTTGCAATAAAAAATCCAACTACCGCTTGATAGTTGGAAAATACTGGTTGTCTCTATTTTGCTTTGTTGATACAATTAATGTACGGCGGCGGCCATCATGAAAGGAACTGTTATCATGAAAATCGTTAGTATACTTATCTCATTATTGGCATGGCGTGTTACCGGTTACGACTTCTTCATAATTCTAACCGTAACATCCATGACAATCGACCTATACAAAGGATTTAAAAAAGTACAAAAGAGATTAAATAAAATACTAAAGATGATGCGGAAAATAAAGCAATAATGTAACTCATTTCCTGCCGCCGTCGCATATTAATTGTATCAACTGATTTCCTGTGTTACAAACACATTTAATCTGCAAATTTCGACATATTTCTCAACTATCTCAATATTCAGTTCTTCTTATTCTTTCGTTTTTGAGTTCCCAGTTTCTTCACTGGTTGCCTTGCTTGCTGAACCCTCGACCATTCCCAGAACATATCCTTTCTGAAAATCGTTCATTTTGGGAATCGCGTCTTTCAACTTTTCTACAACTTTCTTTTCCTGTTCGCTCATGTATTCACTTCCTTTCTCCCTGTGATATAATTTCCTTATTAAATAAGGAAAGGCGGTGATAATATGGATAATGGTTATTCTGAAACATTTGCTACATATGAGTTTGCAGATAAAGGAACATATGTATGTATGCAATGCGGTGGCGAAAATAAAAAGGGAATCGTCACTGTAAAGCAAGGCGAAATGCTACCAGAATGCAAAGAGTGCGGATATACTACATGGATTAAAATAATGCAGGATTTTTAAACACTCTTTCTTCCTCTGCGAGCGTTTGGTTCGTAACCGCCAAGTTATCATCAACCAGATGCTCAATGAGGAACGTTCTTTTTACCACTCTCGTTCCATCTTCACATACTTGTGAAATGTGCAGATACATCTTCCCATCCTTCTGGAATGGAATAACAAATATACTCTGTAAAAATTTCCACTTAACAAAATGCTTATTAAAAAATGCAACTGCATGAGCCTTGATTTTACTCACTGTATCACTCCTTTCATAATTTATTTGTCATCATACTTTGTTACTTGTGTATGTTGACCTTGTAAGCATACATTATCATACATTGTTAGCATTGTCAATACCTTTTTGTTGACATTGTTAGCAGTTCATGGTATATTTTATTTGTGGAAAAGAGGTGATAAACTTGAAAGACCGTATTAAAGCATTACGGGAACACTTGGGAAAGAGCCAAGATGAATTTGGGAAAGATCTTGGATTAACGAGAAATTATATTTCTTTGATAGAGAACGGACAGCGCAACTTATCCGACCAGTCTATTAAAGTCTTATGTTCCCTGTATGATGTCAATGAAAAATGGTTGCGGACAGGCAACGGAGAAATGTTTATTCCGAAAACCAAAAATGAACAAATAAACGAGATGCTTATTGATGTTTTAAAATGTGAAGATTCAGATTTTAAAAAACGTTTAATCACGGCATTATCCAAACTGGATGATACCGGATGGAATGCATTGGAGAAATTCATTGATTCAATCGCAAATCAAAGCCAAGAAGAATAAAGAAAAGCCAAGGGCAATGCGCAAACCCTTGGCTTTTCTTCTATTCTAATAATCTTTTGACATATATATAAATGAGTTTTAACCACTCTTCATTGTCACAATTCGCGACCATTTCAGTTATTTTTTGTTTGTAAAACGCTTTGGCTTCATTACAATCATTTTCCCCCATATTGATTTCCTCCAATCATTCCGCACTTTCGATAGCGATACATAAATTATAGAACTTATGTTCGGTATCGTCAACCCCATTTGACAAATTGCTACAAATTACAAACTCGTTTGTAGTTGAGGGACAAGAAAACGCCTTATCCCGCCCCTCAGCCAGAACTTGAAGTGCCCTTATCGGACAATTTTATTTTACAAATTTTCCCGTAAACATTCAATTTCTTTCGGTCGCAAGTTTCGACAGGTAAATTTCTTATTGTCACAGAATGTCGATTGATTAGTTTAAATTTTGTTAAAAAATTAATTACTGGTTGAAAATTATGCATCTGCCAGTTATCTGTGATGAATTTTAAGTGAATAATTTTCCTTTCTGCCCGTAGGCTTTATGCAAAAGAGCCGGCTACACAACACACGGTCATGTAATCGGCTCTTAGGCGCTTTGGATTATTCAGTTGTCTTTACTGCATAGCTTATCGCTGATCTCCTTAAGCGCAGCATCTAACTTTCTTCAATTTTCATTTTCCAGTTCCGCATCGTAGAACTCATTTTCTTCCAGAATATTAAATTCATAGTTTTCTGTCTGTCTCATCAGGCATCCACATCTTCTGTGTATACTTTCCCTGTGATCTGCTCATATTCCTCCGACGTGATCCATTTACCTACAGCATTATGTACACGGTTCTCATTCCACAGTCCTTTGTCATAGTAATTTTTTACTTTTTCATATTTCTTACTCATCCAGGCTCACCTCCATCTGCATTGCCATGTAATCAATATCTGCTCTCTGTTTATCAATGCTGTCTGTATTTTCTGCTGTTTGTGCAGCGTTTTCAGCCAGATTCTCCGATACAGCCGTTATTCGCTGTTCGGTATCATCTGCTTCTTTCGCCAGTACAACCGTTTTTATGTCTTTCTGTAAAATAATCTGCTCTAAGACTACATATCCAGGAATAACCGATGTCAACGCATCCTCGTCAGTGTAAATTTTTAACACTGCAAGTTCTTCCTTATCCGAAAAAGCGTCCTGCAGCTCCTCACAGGTTTGGTTGCCTGTAAATTCGACATTCAGTTTTCCATCAACATAATTGATGTTATTAATTGTTAAAGTATTTTTTGTTGTTTTTAATTTCATAACATATTTCTTCCTTTTACTAAATATTCTTGACCATAAGTGCTTTTACTCTGGCAAGTGTATTACTTTTCCCGGACGACGTATTATATAACAGTACTAATACAGTTACATTTGAACCTGATACTGTTACAGTTTGAATAGTGGTTAAAGTTTTTCCGGAATTGTTATTATAATCGCAAATTACAAATCCCGTAAATGAATAGCCTGTTGGAATTGTAATACTAATTGTATCTGTTCTGGTTGCTCCTGCTCCTAACCCAGCGGCAGTGCTTGCGGCACTGACTATTTGTAATTTGGGTTCATAATTACTCTTCATCTGAGCCGCCATGCTCCCTGATACATTCGGATTTGCCTGCCTTGCATCAAGTGCATACCCTGCTACAGTTGTTGTGTTATTATTGATTACAGTTGGTATAGTTGGTTTATTGCTCAAATCATTATAACTGCCGCTAAAAGCAACTGCTTTCAGATCTGCAAACCACTTTGCGATTTTCCCGAACAAAATACTATGCTTTTCTCCACTTTTGAGATTTTCTCTTGCGGATGCTGCTGTAAATGCTGTGGTATTCTCTGCTGTATCTCCCCCGGTTGACACTGCGCCAACATCTTTTGCCGTAAGCACTACATTTCCACGACGGAAAGAATCTTCATTTACACCTTTGATTCCGGTAACTGGAGTTCCGGCAAGCACATCCCACTTTTCATCTGATGTTTTGTAAATGTTTGCTCCCGCCGGAACTGTACTGCCCGCTCCCTCTTTAAAATCTGCGGTGGTCGTAAATTCGTCTGAAATATTGAACATCCACCCTGTGCTAACATCCGCAAGTGCCGGAAGATCTGCAAATGCAACTGTTCCGTGTGGCTGCAATCCACCTTTAAGTCCTTCTGATACATCTTTTGCCTGCTGATAGTAATACTTGGCATTGTCAGAATCCTCGCCCTCTCTGCTTCCTGTACCACCAACAGCATAACTCTGTGCCTTGGTTGCACTTTCTTCTGCAGATTCCGCTTTACCGATGATCTCCGCAGCCTTTTGAGTTGCAATATCTGCTTTTTCGGCTGCTGTATCAGCTGACTGACTGGCGGACGATGCTTTCTCCGTGGCTGTGGCGGATGATTCACTGGCGGATGTCTCACTGACTTTTGCGTTGCTTTCGGATGCCGCTGCCGCCGTAGCTGACTTCGCTGCCGCTGTCTCGGACGCCTTGGCATTGTCCTCTGATTTTTTTGCAGCTGTTTCACTGGCTTTTGCGGCATTCTCACTTGCTTTGGCGTTTATTTCAGACATTGCCGCTGCCTGCTGGCTTGACTCTGCCTTTGCTACTTCCACCTTAATTTTTGCAAGATAGTTTGGCTCCAAGTGTTTTTCCTCGATGCTACCCTCTTTGACGATGGCAGACACTTTTCCATCCTTATCAATATAAAAAGCTACCGTATCAGAATTAAGGAACTCATACTGTGTAATCAGTGCAGACAGGTCTATGTACTGCTTCGTACCATCGATCAGAGTCAAAATAATCTGCTGTGTAGTCGGGTTATAATCGAAGTTGATCGCGATCTTCTCCATCTGCGTATCGATCATAACTTTGGAACCGTTCTTTTTCGTGATTGTGATAATTCCCGTCGATTCCTCGAATGTCACGTCTGCAACAAGAGTTGCTACCTCTGTTTTCGTGGCTTTTGTGGTATCAAGAGTGATTACACGATCATCAATAACGCCAATAGCTGCGTCCATTTTGTTAAGATTGCTTTCATTAAGCGGTGTTTCATCACTCGGGTAATTCTCCCAATTAATAGCACTATGCGCTTTGTTCATGGTCCTCACTCTCCCTTTCCTTTGCAAGCTTCATCTGCTCCCGTTCGGCTATAACATGTCTGTTTGCTTCTTCCTTAATCTGCTGCAGAATATCCTTAAACACTAGGTACTTAGCTTCGATTGGGACATCCTCACACAAATTTGCATAATTTATAATGTCGTTTTCAAATTCCCGAATTTTTGCATTTATCATAGATTTTCCACCTTTTCCTTTAACTGTTCTATCTCGTCATGCTGCAACTGCACTGTGGCAACCAGATCAGCAATCAGTTCCGTATATTTCAGTCCGTAATACTTTTTCCCATTGCTGTCTGAAAACGTTTTTGGACAAATATTCCACCCTTTTTCCGCTCTTTTCAAAACATCCTGTGCAATAAATCCATGATGGAACCCATCTTTTTCGAAATTATAACGATACGATTTTGCTCTTAAAGAATAAATAAACTCAGATGATTGCTTTTTGCTTAAATCTAAAATTGTGTTTTTTATTCTTTTGTCAGATCCATTAATTACTCCACCTCTGAATCCACCTACTCCGGTATCTCCGTCTAAATGGATCATCATGTGGTCATTATCGTTTGCGCCTTTATGCAATGAAACCTGATTATATTGAACCGTACATTTATGAACAGGACTTTCAAGCGTCCCTTCCACTGTTCGAAATCCATCCGTTCCCATCTGTACAAGTGTTCCACTGCGTTTAAATTCAATAAGGTTTTCTACAGACTCTTCCGCTTGAATATGCATATATCCCCCGGTCATTTCCATAGAACCTTTTAATTCAAGCAGTTTTGCTTTAATTTTGATACCCTCGGCTGACTGGTTGATTTCTGAAATGACGCTGTCTTTTGATACTTTCAAGCTGATCTGCTTTGATGACTGCGTAATCGTACTGGACGCACTCGATGAAAGCTGCTTAAATTTCTTTATCAGAGTCCATTTGTATTTTCCACTGCTTATTCCACCATCTGGTTCGCAACCATAAAACTTTCCAGTCTTCTGATCCAAAAAACTGTGTCCAGAATAATACGAAGATGCAGGGTATGTATTTTGTGGATTCCCGAAACCACAATGTGTAACGTCATAATCTTCGGTATCCCATACTGTTAAAGAAGCACTGACTTCTGACCGTATCTTAGTTGCGGTCACCTCTATATTTCCGGACAAATCGCCCTCTGCTTCGCTTGCTCTCGTAACTTCCGCTGTAATCTTGTCCTCATTAATTTTAATAGCTGCTGCAAGTTCAATTTCCTGTCCCTGTGCCCTTTTAACTTCTGCTGTAATACTGCTCGCATTTTGCGTGATTCTCGATGATAAACCATCCGTTGTATTTTTAACTTCTGTGCGAATTTCGGTTGCGGTCTGCGTGATCTGTGACTGCAATCCCTTCTCAACATCAGTTATCGTGCTCTGTGTCTTTTCAATGGTTCGCTCCAACACATTGCTCTTGCCTTTGAGCTTTAAAATACTTTTCTGTATTCCGTTCGCCCCGTTTGTCCGGTACTCTTCCCCATCCGCTTCCAAATCATCACGCAAAGCCTGTATACCTTTCAGGGTTCTTTTCAGAATATAGGACTCAATCAGTTCATATCTGGTCGGCAGCCGCACTGCATCCCCGACCTCAAGGCACGGATTTCCTTTGCAGTCTGCCGTAAACGGGCGATAAACAATCCCCCTGATCTTTGAAAGAACATTGTTTGCAATGCTTTTTAATTCTTTCGTTCCTTTACCATAGACAAGAAAATTATCCTCGATCACATAGGCATTGTCTCCGGTGCCTACGATCACGCCAATATCATTCTTCTGCTCCCTGATCTGAAGTTTATTAATGGTTTTGACAAGATAATCTTCATATGTGGCAGTAACATAGAATCCTTTTCCTATCTGCGTACTCTTTGGATCGCGCGGAAACAGATCATCTGCCGGATAAAGGTCATTTCTCGGATATAATCCCTGTATCTCCTGTTCCAGATAAATATAATGAAACTTCCCGTCGCGCCCCATGTGCCCCATACAGCCATTGATCTCACAAATGCAGGACAACACTTCCTTGCCGCTCACGGATTCGCCTATGGTGCTCGATTCCTCTGTATCAGAACTTGTCTCACTGGATGGCGTGACCGCAACTGTTTTTTCAATAGACATGCCGTCATTAACCAGTATAATGTCAGCCTGCTCAATCCCGAAGTGCTTAAAAAAACTATCCCGGAATTGCTTCATTGTGACCGGATCATAAACTGTAACAGTCGTAGTTTTTCCATCTTTATCTTTCTGCTGCTCTTTATGGGATGGAAAGACAGTGTTATACCATGCTGCCACATCTGCATTTAAAATGTCATAAAGGGCATCATATGCAACCACATCACGGCACGTCCTGTCTGCCGTGGGCGTATCAGAATCAACCTTATATCGTCCGAACTGGAACGGGATATCTGCATGTCCACCAAGAGACATCCTTACTGTCATCCATCTGCCCTTCATTGGCAAAAATGTATTTGACACCGTAAATTTAATCATGGCAGCTTCACACGAACCAAACGTCAATTCCTGTTCCGAACACAAACTTTCTGTCAATTCGAATTTTTCTTGGTGTAGTTCTGTATTTGTGATATTGATTTTTCCGTCATCAGATACGATGGATAATTGCTTATCGACCGTATCTTTTTTGAACAAATCGCCATATTTATAATTAACCACCATACACACCCCCTATGAAAGCAAGTCGAACTGAATTGTAACGAATTATCCCATCATATGTTCCGTATATCGTAGGCTGAAAATCTGCCATATAGCCATACTGCGTCACATAATCGTCATATTCGGGGATATACGCTGTGATATAGCAGGCTCTCCCTGTCGCATTTGTGAACTGGCTTCTGATATTATTTAAAACCTCATTGAAAGTCTTATTTGTCAGCATAGCCCGTGTTTCAAACTCAACCTTTAATGCCTTTAATTCCACGGCATTTCTATGCAGATAACCATTGGCATCCGTATAATCATCTAAATCCTGCATATTGACATATGGACTATATGATTCCGCTTTCATAAAAGACATTGGCACTATGTAATTTCCAATCTTTAAAAGCCATCCGCTGTACGCCATGCGACCACCTCCAATCAAGTTACTCTTTCAGATTCACAAATACGAACACCGTTATCATCACTTAAAAATAAAATTTCAGTTTTTCCATCCGGCAGAATATCCGCGACAAAGCAATTATTCGGATTTCCTATTGGTGTGCGACTTTCCGGGCACTTGCTCCAGTCTATTGGTTTATATTTTTTCATGGCTATTCTCCTGAAAATAGGTATAAAAATAGCACCTACCACCAATTTGATAGATGCCACTTCTTTTTCTTGATCTATTTTGTAATTACTTCGATATTGGGCGATTTAATCACAATTTTCTCCGGTGTGTGAATTACTTCCGTGTTCCCATATGTAATCCTGATTTCTAATTTGTTCATAAAATCCCTCCTAAATTTCATACTCCGGGTATGCTGCTTCCCAAACATCCCTATGATAGGTATTTACCTCTCCATAATTTGCATCAAAAATCTTTTTCACGCCATATCCAAGTTCAATGCTCTTTTCTTTGAGTTTTCGCCAATTAAATGTTTTCCAGTCCACACCGTTCATTGCTGCAACACGCTTAATAGAATACCAGTTTTTGCTATAATCAAGTTCCTGTTGTAACTTTTCCTTTTCTTCTTCCGCTGCTATTCTAGCAATTCTTTCTTCTTTCAGCTCCGTCAATATCTTAATACCAAAGTCTGGATTGCTTAAAATATTATCAATTACCTTATCCGTAGCATACATACCATATTTCCGGATGCTTGGAATGACTTCCATTGCGAGCCAGTTCTGGAACTTGTCCGCCGTTTTGTTGCTTGCTTTCATACCAAGGCGATAAAAAAGCGGTTCTGGGATATAATCGTCTTTCCCAACAAGTTGGGAAAATCCAAACTCTATACAATATCCATTCATCGTCTCCCATCTTACATATGTTTTTCCGTTCTTTTCCTGTGTCCAGCCAAATCCTCTAGCTGTATCCTCTGCATTGATAGAAATACTTCCGTCCTCATTTAACATTGTTCGTGCTGAAAATCCAAGTTCTGGATTATTAAAAACTTCAATGTTATTTTCCTTAACTTTAGTTGCAAGAGCTGTATATGCCATACTTTCTATCTCCTAAATTTCCGAGCCTTACATTTCGCAAGGCTCAACCTTTAAATTCACGTGCGTTAGGAACATACCCTAACAGGAGTTACACGCTATATATTCAATCCATTTGGATGAATTTTCAAACAAAAAGACCACCAAAGACTGAATCTCTCCAATCTCTGGCGGTCACGAATCCGCACCTATTCCTCATAGGCTTGCAGGACGTCCTAAATTCTTTAGGTCTTACCTGCGTGATTTTTAATTATTGAAATTATATATTTTCTATGTGTGTTTGTCAAACAAAAGTCTCAACTATGTGCTTTCTGTTTTCCTGCACTTTTAAGCACTTTCCATTGTGGATCGTTGCTAAAGTTTTTTCTTTCTTCAAGTTTTATCAATTCTTCCTTAAGTTTTTCATTTTCCTCTTCCAATTTTCGTATCTTCTTTTCACATTCTTTCTTTTCCTTTCTAAGCAAATGTACTTCTTTTTCTAACTCGTCCGCATGAATAAGCGCACTTGATTCTCTGTCAAATAATTCTAGATTTTTGTCAGTAACCTGTTTTATACTTTTACTTGTCTCCCTAAGTTCCCAATCGTATTCTTTCTTATTTTTCTCAATCCTGTATTCAAGAATTTCTATTTGTTCGTTTGCTTTTCTCAACTGTTCCCTGCACTCGATCAGTTCTTGCTCGATGCTTTTATCTTCCATGTAAAATTCCCCCTATAAGGTTCTTATGTAATCTTCAATTACTGTATCTTAATAATTTCTTTTTCATCAGTCCAAATGTTTGTTTCGTACTCCAGTTCTATTGATTGTACTGATACAGGAACAGAATAATATGTATTAAAAGAAACCTTTCTGCCAGAAGATAGATTTACATTAAAGAAATCCTTGTCATCCAATGTATATACTTGATCGCATAATTCATCATCAGCATAACAATGAAAAGCATCTACTCCAACATATTTATCCGAGCCACCTGTATTTTGGAATGTAAACGAAACCATAACATATTTCATTCCGTTTTGCGGAGTGTTTAGACCGTATTCATCGTCATAACCTTTAAAATCTGTATCTATTTCATTGACAACAACATTGAGATCATTTGTTTCGAAAGAATATCCAGCAGTTACCGGTTTGATATTCGATTTTATTTCAGAATTTTGTTCCTCTTCCGTTACAATTTTCTCTGTGTTTTCGTCTACAATTTTGTTTACCTGTTCATCTTTATTTTCCGAATCATTTCCCGCATATATTACCGCTGAAATGACAGCAATAATAAAAATATAAATGACCCATTTGCTGTTTTTGTTATTGTAATTTGGTTCTTTTAAAAATATCCCCATGTACATTCCCCCCTACCATCTGTGATAGGTTAATCCTACCACAAGTGGCGGTTTTTGTCATTAGAAACTATATGCCTCTCTGCCTGTTCTATTAAAATATTCTCTTGCGTATTTTCTAGCACTTCTTCCTATCTGGTCTTGCGTTACACCAAATTCCTTTTCGAGGATTCCTTGCAATAACTGATTTTGTTGTTTAAGTAACGCAATTTCCTGCTGTGACGTACTGTATACAGCATCACGAATACCTGTGATCTCCTGCCCCCCAGCAACTGCTGTCTTTCCTCCAACTGTTCCAAGGATTTCCGGTACGCCGTTTTCTCCTGCCATAAACATGCTGTACTGTTTTGGAAAACCTCCTGCGGCGAACGTTGGGATTTTTCCAAGGTTAATATTGCCAGCTTGAATTATTTCTTTTCCACCAATATTTACAGAATCCCATGAAAAAGACAGTTTTGAATTAAGCCACGTTGCAAAATTATTCCATACCTGCTTAATTCCTGCAACAGCATTATCAAATGCCTGCTTCAATCCGTCAGAAATGCCGCTGAATGTCCAATTATCTTTTGTAAAATACGGTTCTACATGATTTGTCCACCAAGAACCAATTCCAGATGTACTCCACCAGTTACTAAATTCGCCCCATTTTTCAGAAAGACCTTTTTTCATTCCGTCTCCCTGCTCATCCCATCTTTCTTTTGTAAACCAAGGTTTTACATGATTTTCCCACCAGTTATATATTCCTGTCTTTTGCCACCAATCGGAAAACTCATCCCATTTAGCAGATAATCCCTCTTTTATTCCATTTCCTACTTCCATCCACTTTTCTTTTGTGAACCACGGGAAAATATTCTCCTGAATGTAAGTTAAGGCTTCATTCCACTTTTCTTCTATTTTACCTTTTATTTCTCCTATTTCTGTCTGTATTGAAAGCTTTTTTTCTCCCCAATATTCTTTTACATCTTCCCACCATGAAGAAACATCCTCTAAAGTTGTTGTTAATTTATTGCGAACGGGTAGTTCTACATTCAATCCCCACCATTCTTTGACATTGTCTTTGAACTCGGAAATCTTCTCCTGTAAATTTGGAAGGACGACATCTGCTCGTAAATCTACATCATCTAATCCGTTTATATTCTTCCATTCATCTATCCACGCCTTTAGATCAAAGCTGTCAGGTACATTTAATTTATTAGGCATATTATCATTGAACTCATTTAATGCTTTTTGGAAATCATCTAATGATTTGTAATCTTCCTTTTTAGGCAGATTTTTGACAAATTCATCAACATTCATTCCATTTCCAATGCCTAATTTGTCCATCACAGTATCATGGCTCAAAACTCCACCGCCATATGCATTAATCCATTCAAACGGATTAAGAAGTTGTTTAAAACTTTCCTGAAAATATTGCAGAAAACCGCCTTTTTCATACGCTTTTTTTAAATTATTAACATCTTTTTTTATGCTATCTTTTCCAACCGTAAAAGATAACGTTGCCACTACTACAGCAAGTGAAATAGGAATTGCATATGATAGCAATGATTTTACCGCTGTTTGACCAAAAGCGGCTGTGAATTTCGCTCCTATTAATTTCCCAATAGTCTCCTTGAGAAGTTTCCCTGTTAACAGTTTGCCTGCAAGTTTCAGAGCAAATGCTCCAAGAAGAATTTCAACTGTCTCAATATCAATGTTTGAAAGAAAATCTTTTACGCCTTTCCAAACATCAGACCACTTGATATTTTCTATCATGGTCTTAATTGTCTTGTAAACTCCCTGTACCCAAGTATTTATATCTTCTGCAAGTGCTTTAAAATCAAATGTTTTGAAGAATTTATTTATTCCCTCTGCCAGTGATTTTCCAAAGTTTGACCAGTCAAATGTCTGACCAAAGGAAAGTGTGGCATAAATCGCCGTATTCAGTGCCCCGGCAATCGTTTTTCCTACATTTCCAAACAGTCTTGGATTGATAAGACCATTAAGGAAATCTGCCAAGCCTTTACCGAAGTTTTTTGCCTTGGAATAAATCTTATCCCAGTTGATAGACTCCATAGCTTTTGATAAGGCATCACTGATGTATTTTCCAAGTTGTTTCAGATTTTTAATATCACTTTCGTAATTTTTAAAAATAGTATCTGTCTTGACAAGTTTACCGCCACTGGCTCCACCGGATGCACCGCCGCCGGAACCGCCCGAACCTTTTTTGCCCGAACCATCATTTGTGGTAATCAGTTTCAATTCATCAAACTGACGGACGCCCTTATTCATCTTGTCGATGTTCTTTGCCGCCTGTCCGGTATTGTCAGCAACATCGCCTGCGCTCTCTGCCGCATCTGAAAAACTATCTGCAAGACCTGCACCGGAATCCTCGTATTTCCATCCGAAGATTGCGCCTAAAGCGTTTGTAACCTTTGTAACAAAGCTGATAACAACCAGTAAAACGGAATTGAGTGCTTTTACGAATGGTTTGAAAGCATTGATTAATGCTCCACCAATAACACTGCCAAGCTGTTCAAATGACTGTTTTAAAATTCTGATCTGGTTCGCCCATGAATCAGCCGTACGCGCAAAGTCTCCCTGTGCTGTCTGCGTATTGGCAAGGACGTACTGATACCGGAGCATTGTCTTTTCAGCCTGTGACATAGACGCAATATCAGAATCTAATCCCTGTTTCATCGCCCACTCTTTAAGGGTTGCCTGCGTAAGATCAAGACCGTAATCTCTTAATGGGCGTGTCTGTCCGGTAAATATTGCAGCTAAATCCTGCGACACAACATCCTGATCTACGTCATACAAAGAAGCCATATCCGCAGTTAATTTTGTTAAATTCAAAGACACATCAGCCATGGAATCAGACAAACCAATATAGCCATCTGTCTGTTTGTTCAAAAACTCATTGGCTTTCTTTATCAAACTGCTGTCAATTCCCATGGCTGTTCCCATTGCTTGGAATCGGCTTGCCGTCTGTTTCAGTGTCAGTTCTGACATACCGAACTGACGTATAGAGTCCTGTGCAAACTCATTGACTTTCTTTGACATGTCACCAAAAGTAACATCAACAACGTTCTGAACCTCTGTTAATGCGGATGATATGTCGATTGCATTTTTTATTCCTCTTATCGCTCCGTACAGACCAAGATAAATCCCCATAGAGGACAAAATCTGTCTTGTGAATGACTTGAGTCCGATCAATGCTTTTCCTGTGGATGTCTTAAATCCAAGGAAAGAACCGGAAAGACTACTGATGCTGGTATTTAATCCGGAAATTGCGCTGCCAGACCTGTTGGAAAGATTGCCAAGTGCCTGCGTCATCTGAATGATATTCGAAGATACATTTGGTGCTTTTGAAAGCGTCTCAAACAGGTATTTGAGATTGTCAGCAAGCAAAGGTATATTAGTTACCGCACGACCGCTTGCAACGCTTCCAAGCCTTGATATGGACGTTACAAGATTACTCATGTTTGTCATATCAAAATTCAATGCACCTATCTTGTTCATTTGACGTACAAAGTTTTGTAACTGTGCAGAAAGAGCCGGTAAATTCTTTGTCGCCTGTGTAGATGCCTTGCCACCGATTTTTGACAACGCAGACACCATGCTTATGAGTCCGCTTGTATCAACAGCCTTAACACTTGCTATTCCAGATGCAAGATCTCTCACAGCAGAAGATATTCCGTGGATAGAATTTGCATCAACACCAGAAAATTTATTGAGTGCCCGCACCATTGATGTGATTTCCGAAGATTTACCACCTTTGAATCCGGTAGCCGCATCGGAAATGCTTCTGATTCCGCTTGCAATATTTGAAAGTTTTGCAGTGTCAAACGATATGCTTTCCCGGAGCCTATTCATGCTGTTTACAAGGCTTTCTATGGAATTACTTGCTTTTGCAGAGTCAGCTTTGATTTTTATTTGTAATTCATCAATGTCTGCCATATATGCACCAACTTTCTATGCAAAATAAAAAGACGGTAGGCTGTGACACCTTACCGTCCTTGATCTACTCTTTTAATTTTTCTCTTGTAACCGGTCCGCATTTCTTATCTACTGTAATTCCGACTTTTTTCTGGAATGTTCCAATACCGGTCGCCGTATCATTTCCAAGAATACCGTCCACATTACTGTTTCCCTTTTTATCTTTTTCATCTAGGCATCCGTGATAAATAAGCTCCGTCTGAAGCCATCTCACATCATCCCCTCTCATGCAAGGGAATTTTTTCTTTAAAATCCTTACAGGTTCCGGGTATGGGTTTAAATGATCTTTTACATTTTTTCTAGGGTTTCCGCTTGTCACAATCGCTGTATGACCTTTGGTTTTTGTGACAAGAACATCTCCATTGTAAAGAACCATTCCTGCCGCATAACCTCCAATGTCATCAAACATGCCACTAGAAAGAAGTACAGATTTTTCATTTGCTGTGGTGAAATTTCCAACATCTTTTCCAGTTGCATGAATAATGCATGCACGTACCGTTGTGCCGCAATCTGCTTCTGTTTTTACTTTTGAATTAATACCATATTTGACAATTCCAAGCCGGTGTCCCTGACAGTAGCCAATATTATCATTATTGCACGCTGTAATCATTGATTCTGCCAGTTTATCCGCCATATCTTTTGTTTTTGGTCTTAACACATACCATCCTTTTTTATGAACATAAAAGTTTTGCATACTTACTTCTGTTCCGGTCTGATCTCCCGGTCTCCCACCGGTCAATTTCCCATTTTCATCATGTCTTGCAGATCCAATTCTCATATTTATACCTCCAAGTTCTTTTCTGGTTTTGGGTGGCTCAACTCATAGTTTGACTGCATAATTTTGAGCTTTGCCACAAATAGCTCTCTCTGTTTCTTAATTTCTTCTTCCGTCATTTCCGAATCATCTTTCCCTTGTTGCTCATTGATTGGTTTTTCAATATACTTTGATTTTGCTTTTCGTCCGGCAAGACAATGTTCTACTGCCACCGATACCGCAGACAATCCATATGTTCCAAACCACATCCACATCTCATTGTCTCTTTGCTTTTTATCTAAGTTGTAAGCATCCGCATAAGGCTGTAAATCAGTCGGACAGGACGTGTCTATATCATGCACGGTAAATCCATACCCTTTTGTAACTAAAAGCCAGAATGGGCGGATTTCCGCACAATATGTTCCCCATGTAAGTTCTCTCTGTTCTTCTACTTTTTCCTCGGAGTTTTCTTCTCCGCTTCTTTCTGATCTGCTTTGAGCAGTTTTGATAAAAAACCGTTTTCAAGCAGCTCCGCTAAAAGTGCATTGTAAAGTACCTGAACATCTGCATCTTCTCCGTCAAAGTAATCATCCAGCATGGCATATACTTTTCCAAGCTGCTGTTCCTTTTCTCCCTCATTGTCCGGATTGTATCCAAGTTCCTCTTTGTGAAACTTCTGCGCGCCTACAAGGATTAACTCTGGAAGAAATAAAAGGATTTCGTCAACCGCTTCGATATCTTCCATCTGGTCTAATTTTGCTACTTTCTTGATAATTCCGCTTTTCACGGTTGCTTCATATCCAAACTTGATCTGTAATTCTTTCTCGCCAAATTTTAATTTTGTCATTTTCTTTCCCTTTCTCCCTCTCATATAGGGAAAGGGCAGTCCGAAGACCGCCCTGTTCTTTTAAATTGTTTCTTCAAGCTCTGGCTCGGTTGTCTGGTTATCGTCAGCCGATCCAACCGAACTATTCGACTGACGTGTTATTCCCCCGGTGTAAAAGCTACAGCGGTGTCCATGCCCTTGTATTCTTCAATGGTAAGATTCATTTCAACCGTCAAAAGTTCGTTCTGACCAATCTCCGGCTGTGGAATCTGCTCTGGCGGCTGAGCCACAACAAAAAACGCGTCGGTAAATCCCGGGATAATAGTTTCAAACCACATTCTTTTCCCGCCGGAAAGCGCCTTATACGCCGTGATAAGTGCTTCCCACTCTTCCTTTGTGGCATCCGTAAGGTTTACCGTGATAGGGAAAGAGCCACCGGTATCTGCGCGACCCTTTACATATCTGGTAATAGCATCTTCTAATGCAGATGCGTCAATCTGTTCCGGCTCAATGTTGATACCGCCGATTGCGTTAATTCTTGTAAGCTGTTTAAACGATGTAGGCTTTGTTCCGGCTGTGGTTTCTGTTCCATAGCCAAACGTAATGCCTAACGTAGACAATCCTGCTTCTGCCATTTTTACCTCTCTTTCTACCGCCAAATAATGCGGTTATCGGGCGCATCTTTTTGCACCCGGTGCATAAAAAATAGAGCCTTTCGGCTCTTTTACATCAATCTGTCGTTGGCTCCGATTATCCGCCGGAACCTTGCAACGCTTCTAAATTTTTTCTCACTGTCATTTTTAAACTCCGGCATTGCTGTGATTTGAAATCGCATCTGTTTAAAGGCATCAGCTAAAATAGCCATAATCCCTTTTGCATCGCTCTGCTTTGTGTTTGTAATGACGTCAACCTGTATTGTTTCCTGCACCGCATTTACGGATGTGCCCTCTAAATCTGCCCCACGTTCAAGCCCCGGCATCTCGTGAATGTAAATGGTCGGGAAAACAGGGTCTTTATCAAGGTTCTTTTCAACCGTTGTAAATGCAGTGTCAAAATTCATGCTTTTGTATTTTTTCTTGAGTTTTGGTTTGGCTATCGTTGCAACATTGGAGAAAATGTTTATTTCAAGGTCAAATACCCACTGGTTTCCTGCCATTATCCAAACACCTCCTTCGCTGTCTGTGTAACAATCTGCCGCAACTCATTTGCGGTCAGATACATGAATGGTCGGCTTGGCATTCCCTCTGTAAACCACCAATCGCCATTGTCGTCCTGATAAAACCATCCATATCTTCCATCTGAAATCTGATGGATAGTTTTTCCACTTGCATACTGCCACGAAACGCCATCCGGCAGTTTCCCTGGATAAGGATTTTGCTGTCCTACGGTTCCTGTTCCAAATTCAACAAACATTGCATGGTCCGTCCCGGCAACTACCGCCCATATCCCGCCTCCTTTGGTACTTCCCTTGTATTCTGAATGAATACTGGAAATCAATTCTGATGTGAATATTGCGTCAAGGTCAGCAATTTGTACTCTGGCAATCTCTACGCCCTTTTCCGCGAGTTTTTCTGCCAATAGCTGGCATTTATATGTCAAGCTGTTTTTATAGGCTCTAAGCTCTCGTATGGCGTTCTGAATAGACTTTTCAGACAGGCTCATTGTGATTACTTTCTTCCCCATGCCACACCTACTTCACATTTTTTTGTAACAAGAACAAATCAACCGTCAATCCCTCGTCTGCGACACCTTTTACGATGTAATCAGCCGAATTTTCGTCAACGATTGTATTCTCTTCATCTTTGTACTTTACGTCTGATCGTTTCCATACCAAAGATCCGACGCTCAATGGAAGCTTTCCTTTGTCTTCTACGATCTGAACAAAATTTGTAGAGTTATCTACGCCAAATTCTTTTATAAGTGCTTCGCTCAACTTATTGCTGATCGAAGAATAAAAAACCACAGGCTTTTCATAACCTGTGGTATACTCTCCGGTTGTCTTCGGTATCTTGTTCCCGTCATCATCAAGGTAATAAATTACATTACCATCAGAATCCGTGTACGAAGAATATTCGATGTTACCATCATCATCCGTCACATATACCGGCACCTTGCCGCTTTGCTGCGAATAACTCATTTTTTGCTTATTGATCTCAAGCATTTCACTTCACATCCTTGCCGAACCGTTTCCACAGCTCAGAAAGCTTTTCCCATCCATACATTGCGACAAACGCAACAATAAATCCTGCAATAATAGCTGCCAAGATCATATACCATAAAATTGATGTCTGGATGTACTGCATGTATGCCACAAACGCAGCGACCGTGATTCCGATAGAAAGAACAAATACCAAAATGTCCGTTGGAATCTTAGAAAATACGCCTACACCTTTGATTACCTGTGTTACCACAGACACAACAAATGCCAGCGCACCAATGATTGCCAGAATAATTGTCATATTTGCAATTACAGACTGTATAATATCCATGATTAAACCTCCTTTTCATCATTAAGACGGGTTTCTATCCCGTCAATTCTGTGATGCGCAGATTTCACACTTTCCTCCACCTTTATGATTCTGTTGTCATGAGAATTTATTTCTTTTCGCATCTCAGATACTTCATTTTTGATCTCGGTCGTGTTGTTTGAAATGGCATCCAACTTCATGTTAATGCGTGTGTTCTCCCGCACGCGCTCTTCAAGATCCGTGTTGTCTGTCCTTTTGTTGCTCTTCAAGCCCATAAAGACGGAAAAACCAAGCGACAGCACGCTTATAATGATTGCTGTTGATATTTCAATCGTCAAATCATATACCGCCTTTCATTTTTATGGCACACCGCCCACCACCGCTCAATGTGTGCCGCCTGCTACGTTTTGTCGACGTCGACAAAACGTAACGCACAATCTTCTAAAAAACTGATAATTGCTTTGCAAAAAACAGATTCCTTTTCTACTCATGGCAGATAGGTCACAAAGATTTTACAAACGGGAATACCCCTACGAACAAGCTTTCCCTGTCTTTCCAGCTACGGCTTACGCCGTTTTCTGAATAACTTGCCATATATGCTTCTCCTGCCTGTGAATGGTCGTACACGGATAAATTGACGATTACATCCTCAAACTGTTTCAAGTCTTCGGATATTTTTTCATCCGTGTAGCTTTTCGGGTAATTCCGCTTGCTTACCACTTCATTTCTTGCCTGCTTGATAAGCTGTTCAATGTAAGGATTATCTTCTTTCTGGTCGAACACGACAACATCAGAAGTTACACCATCTTCATCCGTAACGGTTTCAATATGAAATTGTTTCAGTCTGATTTTGACCTGCTCTAATGTTGTATATTCGTCCATTCTTCCCCACCTATAATCCGAACTGCTCAATCAAAATGCGTTTCAGTTCCGCTCCACTGATTTCTTCTGCACCTTCGATTCCATGTTCAGCGGCAAGTGCCTGTAAATCAGCAGTGCTCATTCTGTTAATCTCTGTCTTGGTGTACCCGCCGGAAGATTTCTCTCCCGAAACAATGTCCGGGATTTCATCTCCTGCTTTGTACCATCTTCCATTGCGCTTTACCGTGTATTCAGCAATCATACCGCACCTCCTACGCAACTTTCATAACAACAACGCTGTCCATGCCCTCAAAAGTAGGCAATCCGATCATTGACACAACGCAATGAGTGTTGATTGGATGATTTGTTGCGTATGTATATACCGAAATGCCGGTTTCTACAATAGAAAGGTTTCCGTCTGTTAAACTTCCGCTTCTCTCTTCCGGTGTCTTTCCAAAGACATAATCTCCAAGGTACACGCCGGATGCCTGCGCTGAAATAACTCCTGTAGGAATAAAATATTTGGTAGCACCGTCTGCAGGGTCGATGTAAAGTTTGTCGTAAACTTCAATCTCGATGCCGTATCCTCTAAGATACTCTGTAACCTGCCCCTGCTGTAAGCGAATACCGCCATTGTAAGCAGTAATTCCAAGCACCTGTTTCTTTGTGTCCTCCGCCTTAAGGACCATTTCCCATGTTTCTGTATTCATGCTAAAGCGTGCAAGGGAATATCCTGTTTTCTTTGCAAACTCACGTTTAATCTCGATAAGGTCGTCAAGTGGCGTTGCTGTTTCTGGTGCAGACCATTTATCGGTATCGCTTCCGGAGATATCCTTGTAATGGTCTCTCTTGTGCGCCACTCCATTGTCCGAAGTATAATCCACATAGTAGCTTTTTCCGCCAATTGTTACCTGTACTCTTGGAATACCATCAGATGGTGCTAATAACTGCCAAATCTGGCGTTCCGGCACTACTCTTGCTCCTTCAATAAGCATCATCGGTTTTTTGCTGATTTCTCTAAGCACCTGGTTTGCCATGTTGGAATTTTCTGCCGACTGGTAATTTGCATACTCCTGCTCTTCACGCTCTGTTACCATGTAAGATTCACGGTAGAACGGCATCTCGTTCTGAATATCCGAAAATCCACCGACATCTCTTAACTCTGCCTGCGCATCAAAATTGGATGCCTTTAAGGATACCGGAAGACCGTTTTTCCCTTTGATAAATCTAAGTTCAAGGCTGTCCTGTTTTCTGGTTCCAAATTTCTGTCTACCTAAGTAAGGTGCAGAACCAAGCGTTTTTTCATAATTATTCCACATAACCCCAAGACTTCTTGCGGTAAATGCTTCTGCTAATGGTAATGCCATTCTCTAATACCTCCATTTCTTAATCAAAAAAAGTGACACGCGGTGTTGCTGCTTTTGCAGTTGCTTCCACGGTCACTCCATTTGCCGTTACCTTTGCGCTGTCAATAGAACCCTGATATACATAAGTTCCAGGCGCATCTCCCATTGTTACGTCAACATCTTCCAGAAGATACCCTTTGCAAGATTCGTCATTGCTTGGGAACGGTGTCCCTGCCTTTGCAATCTTCTTTCCGTTTGCATCGGCACTTGTTACCATTGTCTGCGGAACGATGCACGCCGCACCCTCATAAGGAAAGAATTTTAAAATTCCTTTACTCTGTGTAAAGTCTCTTTCAATTGGTTTTCCCATAATTTACCTCCTATAAAACATAATAGTCTTTGGCTTCTGCATTTTTTGCCGGTTCGCCAAAGCTGATACTTTCGGCATTTTCAACATCTGCCGTTTTTTTATTCTCTCCACATGCAGTACCGCCGCCCGGATTTTCAGAATTATTTGCAATCTCCTGTTCCTTTGCCTGCGCTGCCGCGGTTTCCTTTTCGGCTGTAATCTTTCCAAGAGCGTCATAATCAAGGCTTCCATTATCCTTGACAACGGATTTTGCCTGCTCTGCATTGATTTTTAACTTTTCCATCAATGCTTCGCGCTGGTCTCTAATGGCGTTTTTCTTCTGCATATCTGCAATCTGCTGATTTGCTGTCTCTAACGCCTTGTTTGCTTTTTCAAGTTCCGTGAGGTTTCCTGCTTCCATTTCATCCAGCTTTTTCTGCAACTCATCTGCGCTGTCTGCCTTTGCCTTAAGCTCTGCTGCTTTTGCCTGTTCTCTCTGTACGGCACTGCCGTAATCAGCAATGATTTTCTCAACATTTTCCTCACTGATACCCATTGCAATTAACTCTTCTCTTTTCATTGATTACCTCCGATATGTCTTTACGAATTTTTGCGGTGCAACGACACCGAATGACACTGTTGATTTTTACGCTCACAACTTTGCGAATTTTTATAAAATAAAAACAGCCACCGATTACTCGGTAGCTGTCTTATTTTGCTGTTTATTTAATTGGTTTACAATTTCCTGTGCTTTTTGTTCCTGCTCTTCTGCATCATCAATGGTTTTCCACAACGCATCTATATATGGCTTAGACAAGAGGAATGTCTTTTCAGCATCTCCCCAAAGCCCCACCGTTTTAATGGCAATAAGAGGATGTATGCCGCACTCTAAAAGCTGATATAGTGTTTGCGACTTTGTATACATATTGTCTTGCGGGCTATGATTGATTTGCACATCAAAATCCCTCATTGACAATTTCAAATCATTGTCCTTAACGCGTATTACATTTAAGACAACTTTTGCAAGTCTCTTCTCTGCCGATTTCACAATTGGGTCTTTTAATTTTGCTCTTGTCTTTGAAAAATCCCATCCAGCCCTTAATGATACTGCTCCTTGTGTATCTCCTCCAGAGTTTTGGGACTCTCTGTTTGGTATTGCTAATATTGCCAAGGCATTGTCCCACAAATCATCTTTTGCCACCTGACACTGGCTCTGATTTAGTTCCTGCGTCATAATCTCAACATCGGCTTTGTTATCCTTGTTATTGGACTTTACCGTCAAAGCATGGCTCATTTTCATCTCTTCAAACGTTTTTGGGTCGATTTCACAGTTCACAAACTTAACCCAGTACTGAACAAACTGCTCAATTCCATCCATTCTGTTTGACTGCATATTGTTTATGGCATCCAAAATACCTATGACAAGCTCAATATCAGAAATTCTCTCATGATTATTTGGAAACTCAACAATAGGTATACTTCCAAATGCGTGCAATTTCCATTCAGAAACTACTCCATTTTGAATTTTGCATGAATAATTGTCTGTATAGCACAGTTTGTACCATCTTCCATCTTCGTCCTTAAGCTCCTGTACGGCAATCACCGGTTCTTCCGTACTCCGATTATAAATAACACAAGTATTCATCGGAGTAGGGGCAACAATCTGAAATGGTATTTCTCCATTTGAAAATCTCACAGCCTTAAAAGATGTTCCAGTTGCTGACTGCCACTCTCCTGCTTTAATGTCTTTTTCCTGTTTATTCGCATCCACAAGATAGTCATTCAGCGCATCCACTGCCCGATTAATTTCATCATCATCTTTTCGACTGATAAACTGTATTGGCTCGCCATATGTCTGTCCTACTTTGAACTGAACAATCTCATACGCATGATTTTCTACTATTTTGTTTGTAATATCAGCATTTTGCACCTTTACACGGTATAAAACAGGCTGGTCACCTTTGTAATATCGCCAAAGATATTCTATGATGGTTTTGTTGTAATAAAAATTTCCGATGCAGTCTCCCACCACATTGACAATATTATCTTCTGTGATGGTTTCAACATCTGTATATAAAATTTTTCTACCATAACAGCCTTTAACAAGGTCTTGGAGAGATTTATCATTTCTCATACTTTTCTCCTAAATAAACGTCATTCCGCTGGATGTTGACCGGGCCGGAAGAGATTTTAATTTTGTTTTTCCGTTATCTGGATAAAAAACGACTTTTTTGTGACACTTTCTGCATTCAACAGCAATATTCATTGTAGATTTTCCATCATGTATTGCTACTTTTCTTCCGCACTGCGGACAATATATTGTTTTTGGTATATATACCATAAGGTCCTCTTTTCTTTGCAAAAGAAAAAGCACCGGAGATTTTTCTTCGATGCTTTTTTTCAAGTTGGGGAGGGTAAATTGTTCAACTATTTGTTGAATTCTTCGATTATAACTATATCATTTTTTCAATATGACATTCTATGACATTTTCAAGTATGTCGCCCCATACTTCTCCTCAAATCTTTTTAATGCAATTCCATGAAGCCTTATTGTCTGCCTCCAGGAGTAATTCATTTCAGTTGCAATAACCTCAAATGTCTTTTTTTCTATGTACTTTGAAAACAACACATTATAGACATTCTCATCTTCCATACTGTCTATCTGGCTGATGATCTTATCTCTTTTGATAATATAATCATCAACCATCGCGTCTATGTTTCTTTCAATTTCATCAATTTTTGCCTGTTTTGTTCCTATCTTGTCAAAATTTGGCGTTGTCATAACTCTTTCTTCGTTTGACACAGCAGATATGCTGCATGCCAGCTCTTTCAGTTGTGCAAGCTCTACCAGCTTATTATTTATCATCCGGTTAAGCCTGCTTATCTGATTCAAATAGTCCTTTGTCGTCATATCAATACCTCCTAAACGGATTCACTGCTGCTTCTACTTTTGCTACATTCCTTCCATTTGTCACTCTAAGCGCAAAGTTTGAAAATACATCTGGCACATCATCCAACTGCTTTTTACCGGATACTGAATATCTCTTAAGAAGAGACATCATTACTCCGTATGGCTCATTCGGCTTATATGATGATGGGTCTTTAAATATAACGTGCTGCAATATCCAGTTTGAGCACTGAAAAATCCTTGCTTCCTTATTTGTCTCCGTCGGTGTATCTGTGATATTGCATATCCATCCTTTGGCTTCCACTCGCTTGTTTACTTCCATTGCGACACGGTCCCCTCCGGCATTTCTCTCAAATTCACATTCCTGAACTTTGTTGTTTGTCAAAACATTTGCTGCATTTTCATACTGAACCTCATAATCTGCCGTGTTATCGCAAACACAATCCACGCAGTAGTAATCTTCTCCGTATTTTTGCAATACAGGCAGAACAAAATAGTCTGTTCCCTTTCCCTTTGTATCGCACTGACCGGTTACAATCTCCGGCTCTCCATGCGGCAAATTAAGATACCGACGTATTTTATCTTCCGGAAACAGCAATCCCTCACGCTCAATCGGTTCCTGTTTGTAAAGGCATCTATATGATATGTCGTCCATCAATAATTGCTGGTCTTCAAAAAATTCTTTTGTAAAACCGGAGAACTCATATTCAAAGTTACTTTCTCCGGTAACTGGGTCTACATCCGGAACTGCAATAACCTTTACTCTCGGATTACCCTCGTACATATTTTGTATGCGCCCTATGACGTCGTGTACGCTCCATCTTGTGGCAATATGTATTTCCTTGCAGTTCTTACCGTCCGTGTCCTGTATCTTTCTCTGTCTGGCATCTACAGCGTATTTATCCCACAATTTATCAAGGATAATGGGATTCATTGCTTCTTCAATACCGCCGATCATATCGTCAACCAGTAAAAACTTAGAAGCCCTTACTTTACCGGCATTCTTACTACCAACAGACGTACATTGTACGGATGGAAACGATTTGTACTTCCCGACATTAAACTGCTCCATCTTCGCATTTGTGCTTGTCACGGAAAGATTTGGGAAAATTTCATTCCATGTATATTCTTCTTCGTTTGTAACGATATCGTACACACCGTCATAGTACATTCTGGTAATATCACCGCTGTGTGAATAAAAGAGGCTGAAATCTCTCGGAAACCATCCGGCAACAAGAGCGTGAAACATTTTTTCAACCGTTGTTTTTCCTGCACCCGGGACAAGTGATACGCACAGGATGTCATATCTATCATCAATCATGCCTTGCAGCGCATCTATGAGTCCGATTTTTAAGAATTGCTTTCTTCTTGGCATGTAAAACCGCTCTTTAGGCTCTCTCTTCTTCTCCAAATACTGGAAAGCACTATCCACAACTTTGTTTTGCGCTTCTAAAAGCAAAATTCCGTAGTATTTGTCCAGAATTTCATAAGATACCTTGTTTTGGAATGAATATTTCTCTAAATCCCACGGTGTACCGCCAGTGGATTGAAAAATAAACTGTTCTGCCAGTTGCTTTGCCCTGGAAGAAACTTTCAATCCATACTCAATGTCTTTTTCTGTAAGAATAGCTACCCTTGCCGCTTCTGCCATGGCATCCATAACCTCTTCATCAACGCCATGTGCCTGTATGTAATTTTCATATCCATTTACTGTGGAAATTAGGCTTGAACTTGCCAAAAGAAAAGCACCTCCGCAAAAAAGCAGAAGTGCTTTAAGACCTCTGCCAATAAATTTTGTTGGTCAGCGACTAACTCCGTTTGTTAGCCGGTATAATTTTTAATTTTCTAATATCATCACTTCTCGCCTATCAATGCAAATCGTTTTGTGTTCAATTTCAAGGTCAATTTGCATTGATTTAACCCCAGACAAATCCATTTTTTCCCCATCAATTACTATTTTCAATCCATCTGTGCAATCTATTTCAATTTTTTTTGCTTTTTTCATTCCAATGCACCTTGAACCCTTTCGCCGTATAATTACCAACTGCCTGTTTCAGCTCTTCCTTGCTTTTATATTCCTCTCGAAGCATGATTGCTACCTTGTTCTTTTCCACAGCGTATATGCCGCAGGTAACAGCGTTGCTCGCCGTATCAAGAACTGCTTTGTACTGTTTGCTGTTCATCTCGTATGTGCTGTTATTGATATTAACAATCATGCTTCATACACTCCTTCTCTTCCTTATGAGTTTGCATCAACATTTTTTAGATATTCAATGAAACTCATTTCAGCCCCCTCGCATGTTAAACCTTCAATAGGATTTTTGTGATAGTTTTCACGAAAATACCTCAATGCCTGTTCTTTTTCTTTTTCTGAATAAGAGTCCCATTTTGATATCCCAGATTTGTTTTTGAAAAATTCGCAATCGTGTTCTTTATAAGCAAATCCTACTGGAGGAATATACTTTTCTGGATGGTTACAAAATTCTATCGTTTTTTTCAAAAATTCATTCCATTCAATTCCAAAATAAGCACATTCATAGCATGTCATTCTTCCACCAACTTTCTACCACACATCGGGCAAAATTCAATTTCCATTGCTATCGCTACGTTCATTCCATTGCTACAACATTTAGCATACTGTGGACATTTATCAATATGGCATTGAATAACATTTATATAGCCCAATTTTTTGATTTTAAATTCTCCATATGCAGTTTTATATGATTCTTTCCCATTGCAAAAATCACACATTTCAATTACTTCCTAATAAACCTATGTTCACAATCTTCCAAAGTTGTTACTTCTATCATTTCCGGTTCATGTCTGCAAATCCTTCCGTTTGAATCAATATATGGTTCCAGTTCTATCTTTGTACGTAAACCATATGGAGTTTTGCAATAAGGGCACGCTTTCTTGTCACTTTCAATTGGTGCGCCACAATTTACACAGTTTAAAATCATGCTCATACCTCTAATTAAAGCACCTTACTAAGCGGATATACAAAATTGATGTGGCGTGGATTTGCACCACGCAGGAGTGTACAATCTGGTCATCTATGTTGTCGGTTTCAACCAATTCTCTACGACAATTCCGTTTACCTATTCCGTCACACATCAACACCCAAGGCATACCTAGGATTTTCGCTCGGGCAAGAGCGCAGATACAAGGACTCGAACCTTGACAACGATTTTACTCGTTGGAGAGATTAGCGATCTCCTGTGATACCATTACACCATATCTGCATAGCCGAGCAGTTTCCGTTTTTTACTTGCTCCACACTACCCCAAGTGCAAGTTTCTTTTAGTCAGCGGTTGGCGCCATCTTTTGAATGGCAACCGCTCAATCCAGTTCCCTGTGCTAAGTTTAACCGGTATATTGATTAGCACCTGTATTTCTGTAACAAACACACTAGGGGTGTACTGGCAACATCGCCCATGATTGGTACGAGATTTGAACTCGTGTTACCACCATGAAAGGGTGGTGTCTTACCACTCGACTAACCAATCTTATAGCGTTTCCACATAATCAGACGGTCCCTTGGGACTCTCGCTGACTATGTGGCGTATTTTTTATTTCGAGTGGGATTTCGCTACCAACACTCTATCCGGTAATGAGACGGACGCTTTTGACGTAAGGACTTGCACCTCACTCGCTCCAAGCATAGGAATCGAACCCACATAGCATTTTCACATGCCTTTGCTAGCCTTATCAATGCTATTAACCGCCATTAATCAGAATCGAACTGATCTCGCACTATGCCGCCAAAACCCTACTTACAAGTTGCAATCTTGCTTTCGCGCGTGGGTAAGAGAGGAATTGAACCTCCAATGTTTACCACTTGGGAACTGATTTACAGTCAGCCGCAACACCGCCAATCGTTGCCGCTTCCCCGAAATGCGCGGACACCTCACTCCATATCTCTGTACGCGACCGCGCTACGCATACAGTATCAGATCAGCTCGGCACCATCAGAACGGAAGGATTCGAACCTTCAATCCGGCTCTCGTTGTTGTTTTCCGTGTACACGCCACTTTTACCAATTAAGCTACGTTCCGAAACCGCCATCAGACGGTTAGCAATAATGTTTTTCGTGCCATGCGTTGCACTAGGCATACAAAATGCCGATTACAGCCAAACCATAGAGCGCCTGCAAGCAAACAGCATAATTTGACCGCTTAGACAGGCAAGGATTCGAACCTTGCATTATTGGTTTCAGAAAAGGTGTGGTTGCTGACTACGGATGATCGCCCGTCTGCCACTTGGCAACACTCTTACCGATAGGTTTCTTTACCTGCAATACCCATTCTGCCACTGCCTAACTATATGGGGGAATTATATCTTTGACAGCTCAGGCACCGTGGGATAGGCACCCGAACTATCAAGTCTGACTGCTATATGGATTGCTTGTCAGCAAATTACGGAACGATCATCATTCATCACCATATAGTCTTACGCCTAATGCCGCGCTCCGCGGCAAATACCACCGGACGGTCTCGCACCGCCCTTAACAGAATCGTCCTAGTGGCGAAAGGAGAAATACGAACTTTTCGTATTCCGAGATAAGCTTTAAACCTATCTCTCAATCGGAACGGCAGGACTTGAACCTGCGGCTATCAATTCATTAGAGCATGGAAGAATGAAAAGATTGCTCTTTCCTCTGAGCTACGTTCCGTCACAGCGCGCATAGCGCGCCGCTTATGATAGTATTTTTGATCTTTTTATTTTGCCGACGTCCACTAACACCGAATAATTGCTTGCGCCGAGTTTTTTCTTGCAAAAACCGAATGCCAGTGGACTTAAGCTATACTGGATGCTCCGACTTCTCAGACTGGTGCTCAGCGTCACTATCCAGATCGAGCAAATCTCCGGTGATGTCCGGTCCTTTTGATTTTGTTATATGTATTCTTTCCTCTGCACAAATGATAGGCAGCTGAAAGCAAATACCAAATATTGGACTATAAAACATTCTGTTACCTCCACATCAGAAACATGTTCAGCAACAGTAACATCACAAGTACCCATAATGCAATTGCTGTTTCTTTGTCTTTGGATTCTCTGCCAGATACAAATAGTATCAGCATAAAAATAACATCCAGCGTCGATATAATCGTTTTAATAATTACCATGGTTGTTTTCCTCTCACAAGTTTCTTTAGCAGGATTCGAACCTGCGAATACTGGAATCAAAATCCAGTGCCTTACCGCTTGGCGATAGCGCTATATTAACACTACTTTTCCGGCATGTAATAGACCATGTTATCAAATACAGTTATTCCCATACAAGGATCATTCATCTCAACGCATCTGATCGATATGTTTTTAGATACTGCAAACATTTCGGCCACCTGTTGTTTATCCATGTTTGTGCTAATAACTTGAAAAGCCGAAAATGCCTTGTGCATATCAGAGAATACTTCTTTTTCTCTACCTAAATTTGCATACGTCCCAATGGTAAACGTTTTTCCATCAACCATAGCAGTTATCATTCCATGATTTGCTGTGAATACCGATCGGTCAAAATCAAGCGAAACGTCTTTGCTTTGTGATACTACTCTCATACTTTTCCATCCAATCTCTTTTTGTTTTTGAGGATATTTAAAGGACTTAGTAGTGCTGATTTTCTCAACCTATCAAACCCCCTCCCCCTCCATGCAGAATCATGCTTTGAACATTGATAAATTGTTTGAATTGTTCGTTCAATTCCATTCGTATTTTACAACTATTCGCAAAACCCTTGTTTTGCGTAATGTATCAACGATTTAATGCGCCTTAAGACCATTAAACACTGGGCTTTAAATTGTTTGAATTGTCTATTGCGTTTTTCTCGCTTTTTTCAACCAGAATTGTCGGAGTTGTTCGGCAATCCTATACAATTATTAGCCCCAAGACGTGGCAGTTCTTCGGCTGTCAACGCTCTTGCTCTGGATCCCTGATCTCTAACGCCCGGCATATTGAAACCGCAATACTTGTTGAGTGATGGCATGTAGTTCATTGGATTTCCTTTGCCGGAAACTTGTAAACCTACCAAACTTTCCTCACGCATTTCGTCAATTTTTTTGCAAATGTCGGAACCTGATGAGGCAAGTTGAACGCCATTAACCCATCCGTTTAACGTGTCTCTGTGTATTCCGGTAAAGAATGTAAACCCAACAATATTCACTACTTTCTCGTAGTCATTACACAGGTCTATATATATATCTAATACCTCGTTAACCTTATCTGTATCATAGGCATTATTAATATTATTATCATCCTTCAGGTACTTTGGATTTACTTTGAATACATGCTCATAAATATATTTACAGCAGTTATACCATCTATTCTGTGATACTTTGCATAAATCCTCTATATTCCTCTCTTCCATCCAGAGATTTATATACATGTCAATATCACTTTTAAAAACATCAACGGTATTATTATTTATTTCCTGATTTTCAACTGCTGACATGTTATATATCTCCTCTCTCCAGTAGTGGAATACTTAAAATAAAAAATGCAACTGATACAATCAGATCATGATGATCTCGACTGTACCGGCTGCATGAAGTCCGTTTCTTTCGGGACCTCGACAAATCTATTTAACTCTGCCCGTTGCCCGAATGCGTTTTTAATTTAATAAAACAATATCATTCTATCATTTTCTTGTCAAGGTATATTTTAAAATTAAATTTTAAGCCTGTATATTATATATATTATTTATATTATTTATATAAATATACTGCCTTATTTATAATATATATTTTAATATTACAAGAGAGAATATACTCTTTCTCTAACTCTAGTGTCTATATCTACGTTGCAAAAATGTTGCAATTTGTTGCATAGGTGTTGCATTGCAACAAAAGTGATACTATTCTATCATTTTTACCTTGATTATATTCTAATTTGCACCTTTAAAATTTTGTTGATTTTGTACAAATATTTTCTATGTTTTTCACAAAAAAGACGGCTATTTTCATGCCGCCCTTTCTATTTATCTATGCTACTTTGTCAAGTATTTTTCTAATGTAATCAACACCTTTTTGAAAAACAAGAGTTTTAATATTTATCCGGATTTCTCCCGGTCTGGCTTCATATTTCTGTTCTATAACTCTAAAATATCCACAATCAATATATTTCTGATATGGTTCATTGTTCTGTTTCAAAATTCCGTTATTTCTAAGAATTTCAAAAAGCTTGTTTCTACCAATTCCCTGGAAGTTCAAAACCTTAGCGACCTGCCCTATATCAATAGCGTCTTTACTATCGGTTACGTCATCGAAAAATTCTTCTTTCGGCTTCATCCTCTCGTTTTCGGTCAAGAGCAATTTATTCTTTTCTTCAAGCTCTTGTTTTCTTTCCAGTGCATCAGCGTAAGCCCTTAACGCTGTAGGGTAATCTTTTGGAATTTCGTTTTGATCCTTGTTAAAATAGTTATCAACAAGTCTATCATACACATCCCAAGCAATATCATTGTTCAATGATTTTGCATGAAGGAATGCGCCCTTTTCTGTCCAGAGATAAAACTTATTTGCGTTCTGTGGCAAACCGTAAATTTTACCGTTCGCCTTTGCCTCCTTCAATTCGTTGCCGGTAAGGCAAATAAAATGCTTTCCCTCTGTGTAGCGGTCTTTGTTATTTGTGAAGTTCCTACTTATTACATCTGTATTTGTTCCATACGCGTCTGCAATCTGCTGTGTTGTGAGCACGCGAATATCTTTATACTCTGTCACTGTTAAATTATTCATATATTTACTCTCCAATCAAATTCAATTATTTTTTATATCTTCTGTAAGTAGAGTTTTTCTCTTTCTTCTGTGAATTAAATTTGCTTTATCTGGAGTAAATAAAAAACTACCAAAGCGCCTATTTTGCGGCTGTTATCTTTGGTAGTTTAAATCTTGTATTTTTCTGTATTATCAAGCTTTTCATTTACCGCTTGAATAATAAAACTGTTTACGCTTTTTGCGCCTGTTTCTAATATTTTTTCTTTCGTTCCTTTAGGAAATCTCGTTAGTATTTTGTCATAATTTTCTTTCTCGTATTTTGCAGTAGCTTTTTTTTGTGCTTGCGATACTGGCATCTACTCACTCCTTTCTAAATATATCGTATCTATATAATACAGTAGCGTTATTAATTTGTCAATAAAAATATATCGTTACGCTATAATATCGTAGCGTTATACATTTTGCACAATTCACTATATATCGTAGCACTATATTTTTGTATAATAATAGCATTTACTTTTATATATCGTAGCGTTATACTATAACCATCAAGAGGAACACGAAAGGAGCAGAAAAAAACATGGATGATGAAACATTCAAACTTTTAAAAGAAGTTGGAGAAACCAAAACCGCAGAAGAATGTGGTTTCAAAAAATGGACACCAGAAATTGACAAACAACGGAGGAAATCAAAATGGTAGATAAAAAAATAAATGATTTTACAAAAGGAATTGAAGAGATCGCAAAACTTCATCCAGAAGATCAAGAAAAGGTTTTTCAAATGGTTGCCGATCGAAACGGCGCCGCCGCTGCTGGATACGTTGAAAAGAAAGTAAATGATTATGAAACAGCAAGAAACATGTTAAAAAAATTCTTTAAATAACGGGAGGCATGAACATGAAAAAAGTATTTACACCAGACGGGGAATATTTGGGAAGAGCAATAAAAATTGAAACCACCGGAAACGGCGTTGAAATCACAGCGTCGGGTGATTTTCCGGGGATGATAGAGAAAACAGTCGTCTATATCGGCGGTTCTATCGTTTATGAAGATGAAAACAGGATTTATATAAAATATTAAGCCGAAACGCTCCGATCTGGAGCGTCAGCCGCGGGATGGTCTCCCGGCCCTGATGATGGCAGACCGCAGAAAACGAAAGCGAGGTTTTGGACATGGAAAAAATAGTTAAATGGTTTATGAGCTGTGGGTACAGCGAATCCGAAGCGACAACAGAAGCTAATAAAATGATTGAAGCAAACAGATGGGATGGAGTGGAAAAATGCTCAAGAGAATTTGCGATAGAAATGATTTTGGAAGATTTGCAAGACTTTTAATAGTCGAAACCGCCACTTTTGGCGGTCTGCAGGAACTGCCCCACCTGCACCGATGAGACAGGGCATAAAACGAAAGGATGGTTGATTATATGAAGATGATGGCACTTGAAGAAGCGAAAGAATACACACGCCAAAAGTTGGCACCGTATTACAGCAACGAGCGAATCGAGAACGTTGTAAAACAGTATGTTTCCGTTGTCCGCCCAGGCGTTGTCTTAGTTGAAAATAAAAATGT